CCAATTATAGGAAATTTTTTAGCTGATGCTATTAATTTTGATGATATAGGTAAAAGTTTAATAGATGGTTTTAGAAGTACTATGGCTCCTGGTGGACCCGTTGGTGATTCACTTGCAAAAACAATAGGAATGAGCACTTTTCAGGGAGTAATTGAAGGAACTTCATCTGGTCTAGTAGAATCAAAGATTACAAAATCTGCCATTCAACAGACACAAGGCCAGTGGGAACAGGTCGGGGCGAGTCGAGGGAAAGGCTTTTTCGCAGGATTTAAAAATGCAGCTAAGAGTGTATGGGCCTTTTTTACTGGTAGGAAATTTGGAGGACCTCAAGAGGAATTAAACTTTAATACAACTAACGCTGCTATGGCTGACGCAAAAAAAGGGACCTGGCCAGGGCTCAAAGAAATGCATGAGAATCTGGGAAAAGAAGGTGATATTCAAGGGAAGATAAACAAAAAACTAGCGGCAAGAAGGATACTTACGACTTTTTTAGGAACTGCAGCGGCACTTTGGGTCGCTAAGGCAGCTGCATTCGCATTCCAAACTGGGTTGGGAGTAGGGAATATGCTCAAGATGGGTCCTGCAATATTAATTAACAAAAAATATGTTGAAGCTATGGCGGAAGAATTTGGTACCATTAATGATGTTAATTGGAAAACTGCTAAAGCATTAAAAATACAGGAATTTAGATATGGTATTCAATCAGACCAAGCAGTAAAAATATTAAGAATTCAAACTGCAATATCTGATAAAACTAATGATCAATTAATAGCTATTCAAAAATCAGTTGCTCAAGAAGCTAGATTGGCGGGAGTACTTCCAGCTAAATTATTTGAAGATATAGCGCAGAATATGGAATATTTTGCAAAGACGGCAAAAGAAGGTGGTGAAAATGTTATGATGACTGCTTTAGCCGCTAAAAAACTTGGATTAAATTTGGGTGTTGTTGATCAGATAGCTACACATTTGTTAGATATAGAAGGGTCTATAGCTGCACAATTTGAAGCTTCAGCAGTACTTGGTAAAGAGCTTAATCTTGATAGAGCTCGTCAATTATCTTTATTAGGGAAAGATGCGGAAATGATGGAAGAAGTTTTAAGACTGGTTGGTGGAGAAGCATCCTTTAATAAAATGAATAGAATAGAAAGAGATTTATTAAGTAAAGCAATAGGAACGGATATTACTAATGTAGCAAAAATGGTTACTGAAGAAGAAAGGGCTACTAAAGCGGTAGCAAAACAAAAGAATCAATGGATTGCGATTGGGGGAATTGTACTAGGTATAATTGGAGCTCTTGTGGGTATTATACCAGGATTCGGTCAAATAGCATGGGGAAAAATGGCAGCAGGCGCAGTGATAGGTGCAGGTATCGGTATGGGTATAGGTTCTGCAGTTGGATCGAAACTACCATCATTTCAAGGATTACCACCTGGAGTTGGAGCAAAGATACAGACTGGTGGAGCTATGGCACATGGTGGAGAAACTATTGTTAGAACTGAAAGTATAAATATGGATGGATTACTAACAGAAATTAAAGGATTAAGACAAGACCTTAATAAAGGTCAAGGAAGAATCTATAGAGGACTTGAGGAATTAGGATAATGGCATTATCAGATTTAGATAGACCGAAGCTTAAAGAATATGTGAAAACTTCTATTGAGAGAAAGCATAGTTCAGATCCTAATAAGGTTCATAAAACTGAATTATCATTAGTAGATTATATTAAAAATACTTTTGCTACTGGATTTAGTAAAAATTTACAATTAAGAGAAACTAAATTTGTAGGTATTTCTGAAAACACATATACATATCCTGAACAATTTCAAACTGAATTTACACAACTGGGAATACAAGATAGATTTCATAATGAAGACGCTAAAGGATTTTCACTAAACTTTGTTCCTGGCAGTGAGACTAAATTTGTGGGTGTGAAAGATAATACGTATACATATCCAAATACATTAGGATTAAATTTTGCTCCAGATTGGGATGTAAAACCAAAATCCACTTTAAGAGTTAGTTATATACCATCACCCGCTGGATCTACAGATATTGATGCTACAGGATTTACAGTTTTTCAAGATGACTTAAATAAAACTAAATTCTTAGGTATTGATTTAACATCAGTTCCCAATACATATACTTATCCAGATAATTACGGATTTGGTTTTGGTAATTTAGGCGTTGTAGATTTTATGGATGGTATTCCTCTAGGTAAAGGATTTATACCACCTGGAAATCATCCTGAAGGTTTTACAAAGAATATGACTACTAGTAAGTATATGTCAGAGGGTCATTTAGCAACAATAGATAATATCAATATATTTTCTGCAGATTATAAATTAGATAATAGCGATTGGATACCAAATACTTTATCTATTACTAAACACGATGACCGTAGATTTCATGCACCTCAACCTGGAACACATATACCAAATTTATACAGAAAGTATCCATCATTATTGAGTTATGGACCAATGGATCATATTGGATTATCAATGACACTTAGTCAATCAAATTTGGTTCGTAGGTATGTTGAAGATTTAGGTGATGATTTTACTAGTTATGAAGATTTAAAACATAAAATGGATGGACCTTTTTATAGTGAGTTATTAATAAGTCCAGGTGGAAGAGCAATACAAGAAAAATTTCCTTTAATACGTACCATTGTTGATTTGGGAATAATGTTTGATGAAATTGGTAATATTTTAAAAGATCCTAAAAAATTATTTAATAGACAACAATTTAATCAAATATCAAGTCCAAATCCAAATACTAGATTATTAAATCCACTATATAATGTTGGTGGAAGTACACCATTTCTTAAACAACCTAGAACTATAAATTTATCGCAGATTCAAACTGCATTTGTTGATACTTTGAATGAGTTAACTGGTAGGAATGCTTCTAAATATGGTGTTTATGAAAGATTTGAAGGATATGATTGGAATAGAAAAGATAAATTAAATGGAACTTTTTCTTGGGATTCTTGGGCTGGTATTATGGGTCAAGAAGGTGCTGAAGAGGCATCAAGACGGGACACAGGTAATAAATTATATCAATGGACTCTTGCTAGATTTATAGATTCCGAGGGTGCAACTGGAGTATCGGTTGAAAGACAGGAACAGAAAAAGAAAATGTCTACTGGTGAGTGGTTATTGGGGGTAGCTGGAGATGCTTGGGAAAGTCAAGTTATAGAGCCATTAGAAGATTTAAGAGATAGTACAATAATGGCTGTAACTGGTGAAAGAAAAGGAGTACCAACACCGCCAAAACAATATGTTAAATCCCAAAGAAAATTAGATCCAGATGGTGAAAAGGTAAATCTTGGAGAACAACCAAAAACTAGTGATAGATATGCTAGTTTAGATTATGAAAATTTAGATCGTACAAAAGATTATAGTGCAATAGATGATGTTTTTGGTTATAGATTTAAAGGTAAGTATGAAGATGATTTATTTTCTGGGGGCGAAAAACAAAATATTATAGATAAAGTTCCTGGAAAAACAGGTAATAGACCACCCAATGTAGTTAAAGCACAAGAAGATCACGGTATTATCGGTGGAGTGAAAATAATGACTGATTATAGGACAGAAGGTAAATCTATTGTAGATAATATTGGTCAACAGGGGATATCAGATGACGCTACAGTATTATCTGGAATTAATCAATCTGTAAATCATGGATTGGGATTAACTTCTTCACCTAAAAGTGCTAGAGTTGATAAAATAAATTTATATCCACCAACAATTGCAAAGGCTGAAGATTTACCAAGTGATTTTATAAAATTTAGATTTAAGGATGTAATAAATAATAAATTTTTAATATTTAGAGCAATTTTATCTGGTATAAATGATAATATAACACCAGAATGGCAAGGTGAAAAGTATATTGGTAGAGCAGATAAAGTTTATGTTTATACTGGGGCGGAAAGAAATATTGCTTTTAATTTTGCTATAGCTCCTAAATCAAAAATAGAATTTCCAAATTTGATACGGAAATTAAATGCTTTAATGGGATTATGTTATCCAGAATATGACAAAGATGGATATGGTAATGCTAGAATGGTTGCTCCTTTTATTGAATTAACTATGGGTAATATTTTAGTGAATAGTCCAGGATTTTTAAATTCTTTTAGTTATACGGTTGAGGAATCTAGTACCTGGGAATTCGATGAAGGTTTACAGTTTCCAAAATTTATTAATGTTAGTTGTGATTTTAGATATATTGGTAGTCAGATACCAGAAAAATATGGTAAACATTTGCATCATGGTTTTTACGGGGAAGGTGACAATAGATATGATACACCAGATGTACAAGGGAATAAAACTTCTACTCTTGAAATTCCAGGATCAGACGTAATTGATGAGACTGTAGAACAAGTACAGAATATAGGAAATACAATACAGAGCTTTTTTGGATAGTAAAATATTATGAATAGATATAATTATACAGATAAAAAAATTAATTCAAAGAAAAAACAGAAAGTTTTTAAGCCAACAATTTATCCTAAAATACCTATAAGGGATAGTGATGTTTTTATTTATCCAAAAGATATGGAAAGGTGTGAACATATTGCGTGGAGATTTTACGGAGACCAATCATTGTGGTGGATAATAGCTCAAGCTAATAATATATTTGATGGATCTATTTATTTGAATAGTGAAAAACAAATTAGAGTTCCTCAAAATATAGGAAGTATATTGGTAGATTTAGAATCTGAAAATGCATTGTTTTAAATATTATGTCTAATTTTGCATTAAGACCTATAAATGAAAAAATAATTTATAAACTCCTACAGAAACAAAAGGCGTTTTCACGTCAAAGTACGACTTCTGCGGGAAGTCCTGTAGATGATGCTGGATTAGTTCAGTTTTTTAATAGATCAACTTGGGCACATCTTATATCATTAAATGTTGTGTCATCTAAAAAAGATCCTACTGAAAGAATAGCTATCATAGGAGCAGGTGAATTTAATGAAGAACCAGGTGGGGCAAATAAACCATTATTTATGAGGTCATTTGAGGATATATATAGACCAACATTAGAGAAAGAGGGAGCAAATTTTTATAAGCCTATTTCTGGAATTAAATCTATATCAACTAGATTTGAAGGAACTTTAAGATCTCGTAGAGAAGCTTCAGTAGAATTTACAATATTTTCATTAGATGACCTTGATAGATTATCACCACACTTTTTTAGAGTAGGTGCTGAAGTTCTTGTAGAGTTTGGTTGGCATTCAAAACATTCTAAAGGTGCTAATAGCTCATATATGTTTCAAGGTTCACTTGGTAATATGATTATAGATACGTATCACCAAGAAAACGTCAAATCAATAAAAAATAAACCAAGAGCAATTAAATTATTGAAAGAAAATACTTCAGATGTATATGAAGAAGAAGTTTTAACTTATGGTGGTGATTATGATTATGTATTAGGGCAAATATCAGATTTTGAATATTCATTACGAGATGATGGTGGATTTGATTGTACAATAAAAGTTGTGACAGTTGGAATGAGTTTACTTGATAGTAAAATAAATAGAGAACAATCACCAACACGTAGTAGTTTTAATACAGAATTACCACCTGATGTAGCCTCAACAGAGTTTTATCAAGTGATGGAACATTTACCTGAGGTTTTGACGTACTCGGTTATTGAAAATTATAACAAAAATGGAAATAAATTAGGAAATGCACTAGGTTCACTTACATCCAATACAAGTGCTGACGCCAAGAGAGCACAAGACGGTTTACCTACATATATTGATTTTGTTAAATTAATTACAAAATATGGGTTTAAATATGATGGGAACCCAGATGATTACGAGAATAAAGTTACTGCGGAAGAAAGTAGATTAGATTTGACTTACACAGAAGTAGAATTAGATCCAGTTCCCAGAGATTTTAAATATACTGAATATGGACCTTTGGGTATAGATGAAAGATGGGTATATCCAATTTATGCAGGTGAAATATTAAATACAGATGAAATGGTTTATCCAAATACCGATTATTGGGAGTGGGGTCTTATAGGACACGGGTTTGTATTACCACAAGGTACATCCGTAGATTCGGAAGTTGTAAATTTATATAAGGCTAAAGGTTATTTATTAGATTCGTCAAGACAAAAAACTATAGATGCTGCTAGAAAAATAAATAAAATGTTAGATCAGTATATAGGTCAGTTGGGTGATATGAATCCTTTACATACAAGTTGGTTTGGATCAGATTACAGTGAAGGATATAAAACTAGTACTGTAGAAGACCGTATTCAAGTTTTAAAAGAACCTAGTATTAATTTTATGGTGGGTGAAATACTTTATGATGAATTTGCGACAACATATTGGAGAGAATGGCAGGATGTTACAGAAGAAGAAAAAGAAGAATATTATAAACCTACAGTAGAGAAGACTCAAGAAGATGTAACTATATCAGCACCATCTGAATTTATAGAGAAGGATTCAGATCCAAATGGATATGCTGCATTTTTTAGTAAAGGTGAAGATGGTATATTATCAGGACAGAGGGGATCTGGTGTAGAAACGGAACATATTCAAAGAGGAAACACTTCAAGAACTGTGGGAACAGATATTGAAGGAGTATTAGGTGACGATGAGGAAGATATAACAATTTTTGTAACTTATGCTCAAGGCTCAACTGTACAAATATTTACTGGGTTAAATTGGGAAGGAACTTTTAAACAATTTAATGATGGTATTAAATCATTTCCAGCGGGAGCGTTTGTAGATTTTGAGGATAAGGATTTTGGAACACACAAAACAGATAATAAATTTTTAGAAAAGGTTGATGATAGAAACCCACCAAAGACATGGGTAAGATGGGGTTGGTTTGAAGATAATATCTTGACAAAGTATTTGGGAATTATGTCTAAAGATGATATATTAGATAAAGATATACCTATTTCAGTATTTAAGTCAGTAGAGAGAAAAATGATTGGAGATGTAGCAGCAGTTGCTACCGACGTTACAGGCGAGACAGAGATAAAGGTATACGAATCAAATAAAATTACATTACCTTCTGGACTAAATTCTACTGATGTTAACCAAATATTAATACCTGATAGAGTACGTACTCTAAGTAAGGTTAAGGATGGAATTTCTGAATCAGGAGATTTTAATTTTTATGGAGCTTTAGGACAGTTTTTAGATAGTAATGTTGGAGATACTATAGCTAAAGTAGAAGTTACAAGTGATGATAAAGATACAGAAGATAATTTAAAAGTAGGATATCTTAGAAATGTATTTGTAGAAGTAAATGAGTTAAAAAACTGTTTTGGTAACGTTGGTAATTTAAAAGAAGGTATAACTAATCTTATTGGTTTGTTTAAAAATAATTTTGGTATGGTGCATAATTTAGAGGTGCAGGCTGGAAATTCTGATCCTGGAGTTATTGGATTACAGGATAAAAATTTGATTCTCAATAAAGATATTTGGAACGTACCACGAAGAAATATAAGAGAATTGTTAGATGGGTTGGGTGATGAAAAAAGTTTAGAGAACATTTCTAAATTGATAAACGTATATGAATTTCCAACTTGGGAGAAAGAGTCAATTGTAAAGAAACAAGATTTAAAGGTATCTATTCCAAATTCTATGGCTATTACGGCTTTATTTGCTGGTAAAGAAAATAATTTAGAGTTGGGAACTTATGATAAAAATAAAGGTTCTTTACAGGCTCAAAAATTATCTAAATTTTTAAAATTAGATGAAACAGGAAATCCATTCCCTAATAAATCTTTAGGTAAAGTATTTAATTTGTTACCTTATGCTCAAAGTAACCAGTTAATGTTATCTGGTAATGGAGAATTTGAGTATGGTATGAATGTACCACAATCCACCGATATTTTTTATAATCTTATAAATGCAAGTTATAAGAGAGCATTTTCAGGTAAACCTATTGATGCTGTAGATTATGAAGCACCTAGAATAGAATTAGAAGTTATGGAACCAGAAGGACCTATGGATGTAGATAGATACAGAACTTCTCATTTAGGCACAGATGGAACTATGTATCATAATGATGGTACATTGAAAACATCTGGTAATGGTGTGATAGATTATTTAAAATTGCAAGAGTATGAATTAGAGTATGATGTGAATAAGTCAGTACATGTAAATTTTTCAGCATTAAATGGACTTATGGATTTATCTTTAACTATTGATGGAACAGCAGGAATTTTTCCAGGAAATTCATTTATTTCTACATATTTACCAAAAGCTTGGCAAAAAAGAACAAGTGGTAAAGCCAAAGGACAATATCCTATTATATTTCAAGCAGTAGATGTAAGTCATGAAGTTTCACCAGAGGGATGGAGTACAGATATAAAAGGTATGCCTAGATTTAATCCTGAAGCGTTTCCATATGTAACTACTGAAGCTGAGAAAACTGTAGCAGAAAATGCAAATAGTTCTCAAGACTCTATTCCAGAAAATACTTATGGGATTGCTAATTATAGAAATTTCTTTAATTTAAATGCAACTGCTACACATCATATATTGACAAGTGTGTTGAGAGGAATAAATACTTCATTATTGGATTCTGATGCAGGATTTGTTATAGGAGATCGTAAACTTGGAGCTTTAAAGGATATCTTTTTTCCTGGAGATAGAGATGAAATTGGAGCTAAATATCAAATAAGAGCTCATAATTTAGATCAATTTGGTGGTTATGGATATAAATACGCAGATTTTACAGATATATGGGATGAATGGCAGGGTAAATTAACTTGGGATTATCAAAATCCATTAATTTCTATGGTTCCTTCATCATATGCGGATGGGGATTATGGAAAGGTTGAACGAGCTATAGGTGGTGGTGCAAGAAATAAAATAATTAATATACCAGGTAGTGATGGAGTTATAAATACTCATATAGATGCAATGATATTTTTACAAATGTCTATTATTATAGCAGGACTGAGTTATTATGGATCAACTCCTACTGATTTGACTCATAGGGATAGACGTCTTAATGAGCCTTGGAAAAGAGGTGCACCTTATTGTTGGTATAATAAGATGTTAGCTGATAATAATTTTAAAGCTTCAAAAGAAAGACCATCTAGTTTAACGGTTAATGGAATATCTAGAGTAACCCAAACTGACTCTGATATACAAGAAGCACCGTTTGGATCAAGATTAGAATATTTCAAACTTAATGATTTTAAGAAAGGTGTTAACTCAGAATGGAATCTTAATGCACAACATCCCCAGGATGTGGAGATACCAGTTAGAATTCGTTTTGGAGACTCTTATGGAGTACACACGCAGGCGGGTGGTCACCAAACTGGTGGTTCACAAATGACCATTGGACCTATTAGGGCGGGAATCGTAAGCAACTTAACATGGTCGACTGGTAGAACAACAGATTTGGATTATAAAATCACTATAGATTATTGGACTCAAGTTTTTCTTACAATTATAAGAAATGAATTTGGTGCAAAAACTTGGAAAGAGTTTGATAATATTATTGAGAATCAATTTGAAGATGAAGATTTCGTTTCAATGATACCAGGTGATGCAGATATAGTCGGTGTGGTAAATACTGAAAATATTTTTGAATATGCACTTAAATGTCGATATTTAATATCAAACCCTACATAACATTGAAGTGAAATAAAAAGGTTATAAAATGAAAAAACAGGTTCTCAATAAGGGATTTGTTGAAGTTATAGATTCACTAGGAACGGATTTAACAGTAGTTAATTCTGCCAGAGTTTCCTTCGGCAAACGACATACAAAATATACAGATGGTGATAAAAAATTGGTAAAGTATCTTGCCAAATATAAACACTTTTCACCATTTCGACATATGGTGGTACAATTCCATCTTAAAGCACCAGAGTTCGTTATGCGACAATGGTATAAACACGTAGTTGGAATAGAAACCACATCATCATATCCCACCAAAGACCACGCTTGGAATGAGATTAGTGGTAGATACACACCCGTATCAGATTATTATATTCCAGAGGTGTGGAGAAAACAATCAGAAGATAATAAACAAGCATCTGAAGGTGAGTTAAATGATTTAGACCAGAAAAGAATGGACCATTTATATGAAAGATATTTGTTAGAAGTTGAGAGAGTATATGACACAATGGTAAAAAGTGGAATGGCTAAAGAGCAAGCCAGAGTGGTATTACCATTATCACAATATACAGAAGTTTATTGGACGGCATCTTTTCAGGCAATTATGAATTTTATAGAATTAAGAGATGAAACAACTGCTCAATGGGAAATTCAGCAATATGCTAAATGTTTAAAAGAAATGATGTATGACATTTATCCCGAAACTGTTAAAATATGGAGTGATGTATATTGGAAATAATTGAGTCAAAAAAAGAATTTGATTCCTTTTGGTCTAAATATAATAGCAGAAAGGCAGAACCTGTAATCTATTATGTATTTTCAGATATACATTTACACCCATCTCATAATAGGATATCTTTTTTATGTGTAAGAATAGATGATGATTATATATTACCGTTCAATCATAATGATGCTCTAAATTTACCTATTGAGAATTTAGGTCGGTTAGTAACAGAAAATAAAAAGTATGTGTGGAATAAAAAGAATCTTTTACATCAAATTGATTTTAAACATATGGTAGATATATCGACACTATTATATTTAGAAACTAATAAAGATTATAATGATATAGATGAAGCTGATAATTACATATCTTTTTGGGATTATAAATTCCCAAATCAAAAAAATCTTAATGATTATATCCCATTATTAAAGCATTATGAATATATTAAAAAACACATGGATTATAATATTTTTAATGATAAGTTTTTAAATTCACAATATGATTATATGGCAAGAATATTATATAATATAGAAAAAAATGGAATCTTAAAAAACGATAAATTGGTTTATACACAATATAATAATTTTACATCTACAGGTCGTCCGTCAAATAGATTTGGAGGATTGAATTTTGCAGCACTAAATAAAACAGATGGTAGTAGAAAACCATATGTAAGTAGGTTTGGTGATAAAGGTAAATTGGTTGAGTTTGATTATGATGCATATCACTTGAGATTGATTGCAGATGTTTTAGATTTTGATTTACCAAAAACTTCAGTACATGAATATTTTGCCGAACTATATGGAATTACTTATGATGAGGCTAAAGTATTGAGTTTTAAATATTTATATGGTGGAGTGCCGTATGATATTGGAAAAAATATAGAATTTTTTGGTAAAGTAAAAAAGTTTGTAAAGAAGCTTTGGAAGTTTTATATAAGGAATAAATATATAAAATCTTATATTTATAGAAAGAAGATATATAGTAGTAATATGAGTGATATGAATAATAATAAATTGTTTAATTATTTTATTCAAAATTTAGAAACAGAGAGAAATATGGTAATGTTAGATAATTTATTACCTAAAATAAAAAAGTATAAGAGTAAATTAGTTTTATATTCTTATGATAGTTTTTTATTTGATTTTTATGTAGAAGATGGTTTAGAGTGTTTAGAATTAATTAAATCTATATTGGAACATACTGGTAAGTATCCAGTAAAGGTAGGTTGGGGAGATAATTATCATGAGATGGAAGATATAACGGAGAAATTTATAGTATGAGTTATTTTAAAAAAATTGCGGAAAAATGGTCATATAAAATAAAAAAAGCAGAACCAAGTCTAAAAAATAAGCATCATATTTTCCATTTAGAAAATGTATTGTTAGAAGAGGGGTGGACTTGGGATGCTATTAATGAATTTATGGCTTTAGTGGAAGCAAAACCTTCGGATTCTGAAGTAGAAAAGAAGAAGAAGGATAAAATTAAATACAAAAAGAAAACAAAAGATGGTACTAAAGAAATAGAGATACAGGCAGGTTCAGCGTCTGATGATCCTGGACACGAAGCACATGACCAAGCTCATCAATATGTGTATGGAGAAAAACCAAAAGATAAAGATGATACACAAACGGCAGCACCAATGGATTTTGATAGAAAACTCGGGAGTGATAAAAAAGGAGCACCTAAACCGAAAGCTTCAGAAATATATAAAGATATAAAACCTGGACAGCTAATGAAAGGCGGAGATTCAGATATCAAGCAGACTGGATTAAAATATGGTTATAAAGAAAAGAAAGGTGTATTTAAACCAGCTCCTGGAAATGCAGGTTCTATGTTGAATGAAATAGTTTCAGGTGAGGTAGCTCAAATTTTAGAACAAAATCCAGAGTTATCCGATGATGAATTAATCGATTTATTACAGAAACAATTTGGTAATACTGAATTATTTAAACAAAATAAAGATTCTAAGAAAACGGCAGCTGGAATATCAGTAAAACAAATACCAGAAGGTGAGAATAGAGGACTTTATAGTAAGTTAATGATAGCAGCTGCATCTGGTAGAAGGAAACATAATAAATCTAAGAGAGAAGCTACAGGGAATAATTTTAAAAAACCGAAAATACAAAATTATTATGGACATTCAGAATCTTTTGATTCAATGGTGAATGATATACAAGGTAAACAGGTTATAGGACCAGATGGGACTTCGATAGATTTAAAAGAAGCTGAAGAACTTATTAGGTCTGGAGGGGGTGGAGATAATCCATCTGATACTGCTACTTTAGTATTTGATTCAAATTCGGATAGAGTTATTATGACTTTCCATTCAGATAAAGATAGTACAGAAGCAATAATTGCACAATCTTCCGCTAAGGCTGAAGCTAATGCAAATCAAGATAATGTACAGAAATTAGTTGATAGTAAGTTACTGGAACCAGAACAAGCTGAAGCAATAATGGGTGAAAATCAGGAATATGTAGAACAACAAGCTGATATTGAGAGAGAATTAAAACAAGTTAGTTCTTCTCCTGCTAAATTTTTCCAAGATAATGTTACATTAGAAGATGCTTTGAAAAGTATATTTAACGATACTAATCAAGATGGTAGTGTAGATAAAGATAAAACTTCTACTAAATGGGGTCCTCCTAAATCAACTGCAGTTAAAGGGGCAAGCGGACCGAATAAGAATTTATTAAAATATTTAGATAATAGAGAAGATCCAAGTGATGAAGAATTATTGGAAGCTTTTTTATCATATATGGCAGATGAAGATAAAGATGATGATCCAACTAATGACCAAATAACACTTATGGATAGATTGAATAGAAGGTGGGCTAATAAAGGTGCTCCAGATGTAGACCCAATGATTGAAGATATAAGAAATAGAACAATATCAAATGAAACTGATTTTATAAAAAGACAGGATGCAATTAAAATAAATTATGGTGGTAAAGAGATAGGGGTTGGAACATTTCTAGAAGCTAATACAATTTTTAAACAGTTTCATTTAGAGGCTATGAATCCAGAATCAGAAAAAGGAGTACATAAACATAAAGGTATGTTTGAAACAAATCATGGAGGTCTTTCAGTAGATGGAGAGGTATTAAGAAAGTGTGTTCCTGGCGTAAGTAATAAAGAAGATTTTGTAACAAAGTTTGAGGTAGGAGACGCCACAGAACAAAAGGGTGTTAGTGGAAGTCAAAAGGGCAGAACTACTGGAAGTAAAAGAATTGTTTATGCTATAAATGAAAAGAATGAGAGAGTAGAGGTTGGTACTAAGGTAGCTAGAACTAAATCAGGAAAACTTGGTAAGTTACAGACAGTTTATCAATGGTCAGATCAAATGAAAAAATGTTTTTCAAAAGATGGTAAGCGCGGTTAATTAGTATGAAAACACAACTACTTTGCACTTTTGCAAAAAAAGAAAATTTAAATGAAATAATTGATATTATTATTAGTTGTAATAAAATTTTGTTTGATAAAGTATATGTTTTTAATAATGCACAAGAACCTAATAATTTAATTTGTACTTATAATGTAGAGTATGAGACAGATTTTATGGAAGGAATACCAAATACAATTTCTATACATAGAAAAAAACATACTAATACTTTATATACAATAAATGCATTAAATCAAATTATATTACAATTAAATAATGGAGTATTAGATAAAAGATTTCCAATTCCCTGGGAAAATTATCGTAATTGTATTTTGTTATATAATGACGATAAGTTGGTAGAAATAAAAACAAAAATTCATAAAGTAGTATTGGTTTCAGAATGGGGAGTATCAGTTTAAGTTAAATTAAGGTTATATGGAATATAGGTTTTATTATCCAGATTTTAGAATACACAAAAATCATACATTAGAGTCTAAGGAATTAGATAAAGTATTTGGGCAACCAATAGCATTTTGGTATGGATCGTCACAGTACAAAAAAGCTAAGAAAATTGAGAAACGTATTAAAAGATTATTTGATAGGGCAGATCCTTGTTTACCCTATATAGTTATATATTCAATACCTGATAGAGATTTGGGACATTATGCTAAGGGTGGTGAATCAAGTAAATCAGAGTATATGGATTTTATAAAAAATGTTACAGAAGGTATTGGAGATAAATCACCAATAATAATATATGAGCCTGATGCGTTACCACAATCATTTCAGATGACTTATGAGAATAAACAAAAAAGAATCAGATTAATTCGAGAAGCATTAAAATTTTTATATAAAGAGAGTAATGCTAAAGTATATTTAGACGTTGGACATCCATATTGGTTAAAGAAAGATGAGGTTATAAATATTTTGAGTGAATTTGATAAAAAGCATTATGAGGGATTCTGTTTAAATAGTTCTAATTTTGTTTCTACTGATCAATGTATGTTTTATGGAGATAGAATATTTGATAAAATAGGTAAGCATTATGTTATAGATACTGCTAGAAATGGAATGGGATATACAGGAGATTGGTGTAATCCAAAAACGGCAGTAATTGGAAAATTTCCAACTACTGAAACTGGTAATGAATTGTGTGATGCATTTTTGTGGATTAAACCTATAGGCGAATCGGATGGAAAAAGAAACGGTGGACCTAAAGCAGGTAGATTTTATTCTGAGTATGCTATGAAAATTGTCGAAAATTCAAAAAAAATTGGTAGTTTGTAAAACTACTCGATACTTATATGTGAATGGTTTTTAAGGTTACTAACCATTTACAATTAATAATTAATAATTAAAATATACATATAGGAGATTAGAAAATGGATTTAGATCTAGTAAAAAGACGTTTGAATCAGTTACAAGCAACAAATCAAAGAACATCCGTTCTTTGGAAACCACAACCAGGAACACAAATTATAAGAATTGTACCTTATAAATTTAATAAGGACAATCCTTTTATAGAATTATTTTTCCATTATAATTTAGGTGGAAAATCTTATCTATCACCAATTTCTTTCGGTCGTCCAGACCCAATAGAAGAATTTGCTCAGAAGTTGAAATCTTCTGGTAATCGTGATGATTATAGGTTAGGTAAGAAACTTGAAGCAAAAATGAGAACTTTTGCTCCAGTTGTAGTTCGTGGTGAAGAAAAAGAAGGAGTTAAATTTTGGGGATTTGGTAAAACAGTTTACCAGGAACTTCTTTCAGTAATTTCGGATCCAGATTATGGTGATATTACAGATCCATTAAATGGACGTGATGTTAATGTTGAATTTAAAACAGCAGAAGAAACAGGAGCTACTTTCCCATCTACTGCTATTAGAGTTAAGCCAGTAACGGCTCCGATTTCAGAGGATAAAAATATTCTCGAATTGGTATCAGATACACAACGTGAACTTACGGAAATTTATCAGGAAAAGACTTATGATGAACTTACAGAGATTTTAAATGATTGGCTTGAAGGTAAGAGTGAAGAAAAAGAAGAATCTACTTCTACTAAAGGCAATTCTGTAACTTCAGAAAAAGTATCTGAAACTACAAAAACTGTAGAATCAGTTTCTTCGGCTTTTGATGAATTATTTAATCAAAACGCTTAAAACGTAAGGATATTATATGTCTGTACGGGATGAGTTAGCTGATGTCCTTGCTGATACTTTAAATAAGAAGTTTAAGGACATGAAAGTAGCGTATTTTTTAGATGGTTCTGATAGTACGCCAACCGATATAGAGGATTTTGTATCTACAGGATCAACTATGTTAGATTTAGCAATATCAAATAAACCAAATGGTGGTATTGCAGTTGGTAGAATTACAGAACTTAATGGATTGGAATCAACAGGTAAATCTTTACTTGGTGCTCATATACTTGCGGAAACTCAAAAGAAAGATGGTGTAGCAGTTTATATTGATACAGAAACATCAGTAAGTCATGATTTTTTAGAAGTTATTGGTGTAGATGTTTCAAAAATGTTATACTTACATCTTGAAACAGTCGAAGATATATTTGAAGCTATTGAAGAAATAGTTTTACAAGTAAGAGGTTCAGATAAAGATAGATTGGTGACAATATTAGTAGATTCACTAGCAGCGGCAACAACTAAGGTTGAATTAGATGCTGATTTTGATAAAGATGGTTGGGCTACTGCAAAAGCAATTATTGTTTCTAAAGCACTGAGAAAAATTACTCAGATGATTGGAAGACAGAAAGTTGCTTTAGTATTTACAAATCAATTAAGACAAAAGTTAGGTGTTATGTTTGGAGACCCTTGGACTACAAGTGGTGGAAAAGCATTACCATTTCATTCATCAACTAGAATTAGATTGAAGAATAAAGGTCAAATAAAAGATTCTAAGAAGAATGTTATTGGGATGACGATTTTGGCGCAAGTTATAAAGAATAGATTAGGACCTCCGTTAAGAAAAGCGGAGTTTCCTCTTTATTTTGAGAGTGGTATTGATGATGAAGGTAGTTGGCTAACTATAATGAAAGAGTATGGTATAGCTAAAGTATCTGGCGCTTGGTACTCCTTACCAATAATTGATTTGGAAACTGGTAAAGAATTGGAAGTAAAGAAATTTCAATCAAAAGATTTTGCTGATATGTTAAAAGATAAAGATCTAAAAGAATATCTATATAGACTCATCTGTGATAAAGTTATCTTAAAGTATGATAAAAGTGCTTTAGGAATAGACGATGTAGAAATTACAGATGAGGTCGGTGATGGATAAAAGATATGTCAGTATACTTGATGAGATAAAGAAAAAGGGCGGCAGTTTAGATGGTGGTCACTTCAATGATAAGGTACTTATTGTAGATGGCCTGAATACCTTTATAAGAGTATTCAGCGTTATGCCAACTCTCAATGATGATGGGATTCACATTGGGGGAATAGTTGGCTTTCTAAAAAGTATAGGTTATGCAATCCATCTTTTCAATCCCACCCGAGCTATCATAGTATTTGATGGTAAGGGTGGGAGCACCCGCCGCCGTAAGATATTTCCTGAATATAAGGCTGGTAGGAAACCAAAGAGTAGATTAGTACGCGCATATGATTTTGCTAGTGAGGAAGATGAGCGAAAAAATATGTTAAAACAATTACAATCAGTAATTGGATATTTACAAATGTTACCAGTTTCAATTATTGCCATGGATAATATTGAAGCGGATGATGTTATAGCTCATTTATCTAAACAAGTGTTTAATGAAAGTGAAGTGGTTATATCATCTACTGATAAAGATTTTCTTCAACTAATAAATCATAGAATTAAAGTTTATAGTCCTACTAAAAAGAAAATATATGATAGGGATGCAATATATGAAGAATATGGAATTCCATCAAAAAACTTTTTAACTTATAGGATATTAGAAGGAGATAAATCGGATAATATTCCTGGGGTAAGGGGCGCTGGACTTAAAAGTATTATAAAAAGATTTCCTAAAATTACAGATAGAGATGAACCATATTATACATTAGAAGAATGTATAAAAATTTCAGACGATAAAAAAGATGAATTGAAGTTGTATGAAAGTGTAGGTATTTGTAAAGAGCAATTATTTCTTAATAGAAAATTAATGCAATTATTTAATGTAGATATAACACCTAGTAGTAAGATGAAAATTATGGGATTGGTTGAAAGTCCTATAACTGAGTTGATAAAATTTAAATTTGAAACTAAGTTTTATCAAGATAAACTATTTACTGCGTTACCAAATTTACAAGGTTGGTTAACTCAAAATTTTACCCAATTAAATAGATACGCGAGAATGAGTCATGGGAAGAATTCGTAAATATTTTACAAAAAAAGAACAAAGGGAAGCTCAGCGTAAATGGCAGATGGAACATTATGAGCGTAATAAGGATAAGCTTCGTAAAGTTGCGCGGGATAGGTATAGAAAGAAAAGACAAGATGAAATAGCTGAAGAACGTAGAAAGCAGTTATATGGTGAATCATAAATCTTATACAGTAGAAGAAGTTAAAAATTCTGAACTTGTTGAGATTGATGAGGTAAGTGCATTAGATATAGTATTTACTAATCATTATTCAAAAATAATGCCAAGATTAACTAAACATTTTCTTGGAAGTTATATTAATAAGAAATTGGTAGGAGTTATTACTTTGGGTTGGGGAGTTCAACCACTTAATACTATTAAAAATTTATTTCCTACTTTAATATCAAAAGATTATTTAGAGATAGGTAAAATGTGTATGTTAGATGAATTACCAAGAAATTCAGAATCTATAATTTTATCTAAAATGTTTAGGTGGGTTAAGGAAAATAGATCAGATATAAAATTAATTTATACTTGGGCGGATGGAATATTAGGAAAACCAGGGTATGTTTATCAAGCAGCTAATTTTTTATATGGTGGGTTTATAACTACAGATTTATACTTATCTGAAACTGGTGAAAGAGTTCATCCAAGAACAGCACAAGCTTATTTGAAAGATAAGAAAGGTGTTAATATAGGTAGGAGACCTAATAAAGAGTTTTTAATTGATAACAAATGGAGCCATTATAGAGGTAGACAATTTAGATATGTCTACTTTTTGTGTAATAAGAGAGAAAAGAAAAGGTTATTGGCAGAAACTACTTTTGAATGGGGCAGAAAATATCCTAAAGATAAAGAATTGGTTTGGAAGAAAAAAGATTTTACAGATGGGTCGTGGAGTTTTGTAGATAAGATAGAATGGGAAAGTACATCGCCACTTAAATATAATAAATCTGCTATAAAAAATAGTAGAGTAGTATCAACATATAATAAAGCTAAGGAGTTTTTTGATTTCGATGGAAAGTAAATTGATTAACGGAGATTGTTTAGAAGAATTAAAAGAATTGGATGATAATACTATAGATTTAATATGTTCAGATCCACCTTATGGTTTATCGTTTATGGGTAAAAAATGGGATAGTTTTAATGAAGTGATTAGTTTTGAGGGCGAATCTCATGTATATGCTAAGAAAGGATTTAAAAAACTTCCAAGAAATAAACCTATTGCTATGGAAGAATTTTTTGTTCCAATATGGAAAGAATGTTTAAGGGTATTGAAGCCTGGCGGATTTGCTTTTATAATGGCTGCTCCAAAACAGGATGTATTACAGAAACAAATTGAAGCTATGGATGTGGCAGGGTTTAAAACTAATTTTACTTCAATTTATTGGGCATACGCAACTGGCTTTCCAAAGGCTATGAATGTTGGTAAGAAAACCGAGAAAGAAAATCTTGAAGGAAGTTATGCAGGATATCAACCAAAACCAGCAGTAGAAATAGTGATAGTGGCAATGAAACCATTAGAGAAGAAAGGTTATTTAGACCAAGCACTTGATAATCAAAAGGGAGTAACGTGGTTGGATGATGCTAGAATACCATTTGCAGGTATGAATGATAAAGAACAATTTGATAAAGATAATGTTGCTGCTATGAAGAACTTTGATGGGAAATATGAAAAAGGTGAAGGTAAGATGTATGAAGGTGGATGGGAAAAACCAAATAGAGTAGGATTATCAAGAGGAACACATGCATCAAGAAAATCTAAAAGTGATACCTACGAACGAGTTTCAGCATTTGGAGATTCAAACCAGTCAGAAACTAAAGATGGTAGAAATTTATGGGGAAAGAAAGCCACTAAAAAAGTTAAAATAACAAAACGACAACCACGCACAGATCACAATGTATTTAAACAGAGTGGATTTAAGAGTGAGAATAATGATACAGCAGAGGCATCACCACTCGGTAGATTTGCCGCCAATCTATTAGTAAGTGATAATGTATTAGATACTGGTAAAAAAACTAAGTCAACGGGTGGTCGAGCATACCAAAATACAAATGATATGTATAGTGGTGGATGGGAATATGATGAAGAAGGTACGGGAGAAAATCCAGGTAAAGGAGATGAGGGAGATTTTAGTAGATATTATAGTTTAGACGAGTGGTGGAAACATAGAGTGAGTAGATTACCAGAAGAAGTTAGAAATACATTTCCATTTTTGATTGTACCCAAGGCAAGTAAGTCTGAAAAGAATTTTGGAGTTGGTGGAACTGATACAAAGAAACAAAATGTCCATCCAACAGTAAAACCTATGACATTAATGAGTTATTTAGTTACACTTGGAAGTCGTAAAAGTGATATAGTTTTAGATCCATTTATGGGAAGTGGTACAACTCCAATTTCATGCGTAATTTCAGAAAGAAAGTACATAGGTATAGAGAAAGAAGAAGAATATTTTAAGATTGCCGAAGCGAGAGTAGAGAAGGCATTGAATCCAGCAAATTTAGTTAAACACGAGTTCTTTTAATATGTCAGATACATTAATACAATTCGGACATTCATTTCAGAAAAAAATAATGGTTTTATTATTATTCAATAGACGTTTTTTACAAACTATTAGTGATATTATTTTACCAGAATATTTTGATTCTGATGCTGATAAGTGGTTAGTAAGGACTATTAAGAAGTATTATGAAAAATATAAAGTAGAACCTACATTAGAAGCAATAAAAATACAAACAGATGATATTACATCAGAAATGTTAAAAAAATCTGTTGTAGATAATTTAAGAGAAGCATTTCAACATAGAGAAGCACCAGATTTAGAATTTGTAGAAGAAAAAGTTATAGAATTTTGTAAAAATCAAAACTTAAAAAGTGCAATTATGGACTCGGTGGATATGCTAGAAAGACATGATTATGATGGTATAAAAACAGTTATAGATACTGCTATGAAAGCTGGTACTACAAAGGATTTAGGTCATGATTATGTAGAAGGATTAGAAGAGCGATTAACAAAATCTGTTAGAGATATAACTCCTACTGGTTGGGAAATAATAGATGAGATAATGGATGGTGGATTAGGTAAAGGTGAAATGGGAGTTTTAGTAGCTCCAGCGGGTATTGGTAAAACTTGGATGTTACAGAGAATATCACATCATGCACTATGCATGGGTAAAAATGTTTTACATTACACTTTAGAATTAAATCAATCTTACGTTGGATTACGGTACGATACTATTTTTTCAGGAATTCCAACAAGTGAAATAAAATATCAAAAGGAAGCAGTTAGAAAGGCGTTGGAAAAGGCTAAAGGAAATTTGTTAATTAAATATTTTCCAACTAGATCAGCATCAGTTCAAACTTTAAATGCACATATGAGACAAGTAGAGTTAAGTGGGTTAAAACCAGATATTGTTATAGTTGATTATGCAGATATTATGAAAGATATTAGTGGTGGTAAGGAGTTACGACACCAATTAGGAAACATTTATGAAGATTTAAGGGGTCTTGCAGGTGAAATGGAAGTTCCTATATGGACCGCATCACAAGCAAATCGTTCATCACTTGAAGAGGAAGTTATTGGAGCAGAAAAGGTTGCAGAATCTTACAGTAAGGTTATGACTGCGGATTTTGTTGTAAGTCTTAGTAGAAAAATTGAAGATAAAGCTAGTAATACTGCTAGATGTCACGTTATAAAAAATAGATTTGGTGTAGATGGTATAACATATCCATGTACTATGAATACACATACTGGGTTGATAAATGTTCATAGACCATCTTCTAAAATGGGAGTAGAGTCTTCTAAAAAAATGAGAAGTGCAGAGGATTTTGTACGACAAACTGCTAGAAATGCTTATAGAGTATTAGGTCCAGATGCTCAAAAAAGTAGTGAAGAAAAAACTTCTGAAAAAAACTTAGATGGTTTTGAATAAAGTTGTAAAATTCATAGTTATATTTTAATATATATTGTATTTATTATTGGCGATGGTAAAAAAATTTATTAATATTGGGGAAGAAATTTTTCCCTACTTTTATATTGGGAATAATTTTGGGAAGAAAGAGAATATACCGTACTAAAAAAGAGCAATTAGATGCTAGACGAACAAGGCAACGGAGATATTATTGGAAAAATAGAGAGTCTATTTTGGAAAAAAAGAAGAAGGCTTATTGGTTAAAAAAATATAAAGTTTATGAGGAGTTGTAGTGGAAGAATTTAAGTTATCACAAAAGTTTATAAATAAATATAAAAGAAAAAAGCCCCCATTTGGTTTTAATGGTTTAGGTGAATTAGTTTATATGAGGACATATTCTCGTATTAAAAAAAATGGTAAAAATGAGAGATGGTGGGAAACTATTAAAAGGGTTGTAGAAGGCACTTATTCTATGCAAATGAATTGGATAAATCAACATCAATTAGGGTGGAATCCGTGGCAAGCTCAGAAGTCGGCTCAAGAAATGTATGATAGAATATTTACTATGAAATTTTTGCCACCTGGCCGAGGACTTTGGGCTATGGGAACACCAATCACCGAAGAAAAAGGCTTGTACGCCGCCCTTAACAATTGTGCATTTGTATCTACAGGTACACTCAAAGAAGATTACGCAAAACCATTTTGTTTTCTTATGGATGCATCAATGTTAGGTGTAGGAGTTGGTTTTGATACAAAGGGTGCTGGTGAAATTATAGTCAAAGGTATAAATAAAAGTAGACAAGAAGAAACATTTGTCATTCCAGATACAAGAGAAGGTTGGGTAGAATCTTTAAGATTGTTATTAGAAAGTTATTTCCATGAAACTGCATCTATAGTTTTTGATTATACAAAAATTAGAGCAGAAGGTGAACCAATTAAAGGTTTTGGTGGAGTATCAAGTGGACATGAACCACTAAAAGAAATACACAAAGATATTAGAGAAGTATTAGAAAGAAATTCAGGAGAACCTATTTCAGTTACTACGATCGTAGATATAATGAACCTAATTGGTAAATGTGTAGTGGCAGGGAACGTAAGACGAACAGCAGAGATTGTGTTTGGTGATGCAGAGTCAGAAGAATATTTAGATTTAAAAAATTATAAAGTAAATAAACATAGAGAAACTTATGGATGGACTTCAAACAATTCAGTATTTGCAGAACTTGGTATGGATTATACTGATATTTGTAAAAGAATTACAGATAATGGAGAACCAGGGTTAGCGTGGTTAGATAATATGAGACATTATTCTCGTATGAAAAATGGTGGTGATGATAAAGACCATAGAGTAGCTGGTGGTAATCCTTGTCTTGAACAATCACTTGAATCATATGAGTTATGTTGTTTAGTAGAAACATTTCCATCTAATCATGAGTCATTAGAAGATTATAAAAGAACACTTAAATATGCTTACTTGTATGCAAAAACAGTTACATTAGGTAAAACCCACTGGTCGGATACGAATAGGGTTATGTTACGTAACCGAAGAATCGGTTGTTCAGTTAGTGGCGTTGCGCAATTTATCACAAAACACGGAATGGAAGAGTTAAGGAAATGGTTAGAAGATGGGTATGATACAATACAAGATTGGGATTGTATTTATTCTGATTGGTTTGCAATACCCAAATCAATTAAAACCACTTCAGTTAAACCAAGTGGCACAGTTTCCCTTTTGGCTGGAGCTACACCAGGTTTACATTATCCTGAAAGTCGTTTCTATATAAGAAGAATGAGATTGTCAAATCAGTCTGATTTAATAGAACCTTTGGAAAAGGCGAATTATCATATAGAACCAGCATTTGGTTCCGAGGATACTACTAAGGTTGTAGAAATTCCTGTTGATGTGGGTGAGGGGATCAGAACAGCTAACGAATTGTCAATTTGGGAACAATTTAGTTTAGCTGCATTTATGCAACGCCACTGGGCTGACAATCAAGTTAGTTGTACAGCAACATTTGACCCTGATACAGAGTCAACTGAACTACCACACGTTTTAAATTATTTTCAGTATTATTTAAAAGGTATTTCATTATTACCTAGATTAAATGGTGGTGCATATAAACAAATGCCTTATGAAGCAATAGATGAAAAAACATATCATTTTGAAGTTGAGAGACTTGGGTATTTAAGTTTTGTTGGAGTTGAAGGAGAACAAGCTGAAGTGGATAAGTTTTGTAATAACGATGTATGTGATATCCCAGGAGAAGAGTTTTATGAAGCATAAGTTAGAATATATATGGTTAGATGGTACAGAACCAACAACACAATTAAGAAGCAAAACCAAAATTGTATCAGATTTTATAAATGAATCTAGGTCAAATGTTTTAACAAAAACATCATATGGAGAAGCACCAATATGGGGATTTGATGGTAGTTCTACAAACCAAGCAGAAGGAAGTGATTCCGATTGTGTATTACAACCTGTTAGAGTTTATCGTAACCCATTAGAACCAGCTAGTTCTTTAGTACTTTGTGAGGTATGGAATGTAGATTATACACCGCATGAAACAAATACAAGAAACAAGTTAGTTGATATTTTAGAAAGTTTAAGTGAGGACCCAGAAGAATGGGTAGGGTTTGAGCAAGAATATACTTTATATAAAAATGGGATCCCTTTAGGTTGGCCAGAAACAGGAGAACCAGCAGAACAGGGAGATTACTATTGTGGTAGAAATGCAGGAGAAGGAATTATAACAGAACATACAAACGCTTGTATTGAAGCAGATATAAGTATCTGTGGAACTAATGCAGAAGTGATGTTAGGTCAATGGGAATATCAGATAGGAGCAGGAAGTTCTTTAAAAATGAGTGATGATTTATGGGTAGCCCGTTGGTTAATGGAAAAGATATGTTATAAGCATGGTTTAACAGTTTCATTAGACCCAAAACCAATAGAAGGTGATTGGAATGGAGCAGGTTGCCATACTAATTTTTCTACAAAATGGATGAGGCATGGAGTGTCAGGGTGGTATAGAGGAAAAAGATTAACTTCAAGAAATGTATCTGGAGATAAAAATTTGAGATCAGTTGATGGTGAAACTTGGGATGGTTTAGAAGAAATTGAGAAACACATTCCTGAATTGGAAAAAAATCATAAAGAACATATGGAAGTTTATGGAAAAGGAAACGAAAGACGATTAACAGGATTACACGAAACTCAAGCTATAGATAAATTTAGTAGCGGAGTTTCAGACAGAGGTGCATCTATTCGTATTCCTTGGCAAGTAGCTAAAGATAAATGTGGTTATTTAGAAGATAGACGACCATCAGCTAATTGTGATCCATATGAAGTTTCACAAAAATTAATTGAGACTATTTGTAAATAGTACTTGACTTGTATAGGGTTTTATTAGTATATTCACATATGTTAAATTGGAGAAATACATAGTTGTACCAAAACGTATATTTTGATGGAAGAACAATTCATCTTTGGGATGATAAATTAGGTTATAAGAAATTTTCTAATAAAAGATATGCTTATTTACCAAATAAAAATGGTAAATTTATAGCATTGGATGGTACTAGGGTCAATAAAGTTTTTAGATATGATAAAAAGGACTCTAACTTATATGAAAGTGATGTGCCCGCAGTTACTAGGGCATTAGTTGATAATTATACTCAAAGTGATGAGCCATCTATTGGACATAAAGTTATGGTGTTTGATATTGAGGTAGAAGTTACAGATGGATTTCCATCACCATCAAAGGCAGAAAATAAAATAACTTCTATTGCATTATGGGATAGTCTTACAGATGAATATTATTGTTATGTTTTAGATCCAGAGAATAAACTTGAGATTGAATCAGAAGACAGAGTATTAAAAAGTGGTAATAATACTATACTTGGTTATAAATCAGAAGTTGAGATGTTAAATGCATTTTTTGGAAAGTATTATGAGATAAGACCAACAATACTTACTGGATGGAATATAGATAACTTTGATATACCATATTTGTACAATAGGGCTACTCAATTACTAGGTTCTGAAATATCTAATTTATTATCACCAATCGGAATTGTAAAATATTCAGAATATAGACAAAAATTTGAGGTAGCTGGAGTAGCTTCTTTAGATTATTTAGGTATATATAAGAAATTTACACCTAATGAAGTTAGTAGTTATAGATTAGATAATGTGGGTGAAAATGAAGTAGGTCTTAAAAAAGTATCTTATGAAGGAACACTTAATGATTTATATGAAAATAATAGAAAGACATTTGTTAAGTATAACTTAAATGACGTTAAAATTGTTGTTGAATTAGATAAGAAGTTAGATTATATTGAAATATCACGTGGTATATGTCATATAGGTCATGTATCATATGAAGATATTTACGCAAGTTCACGTTATTTAGAGGGGGCTATTTTAACTTATTGTAAAAAGAGAAATATTGTAGTACCTAACAAGAATCCGTATGGTAGACAAATGATGGGTCAAGATGATAAGTTTGCAGGAGCGTATGTACAGGATCCAATTAGAGGTAGACATGAATGGGTATATGATTTGGATGTAACTTCTATGTATCCAAGTGTTATTCGTAGTTTGAATATATCACCAGAAACCAAAGTTGGTAAAGTTTTGGGGTGGGATGCTGAAGAATTTATAAAGAAAGATAATGTAAAAACTTATACATTAATGAGTGGTAAAGAGGAAATTTGTAAATATAGTGAAACAGAATTAAAAAATTATTTGAATGAAACTAATGTTTCTATAGGATCTAATGGAGTGTTATATAGAATGGATAAAGAAGGATTGATTCCTGCTATTTTGTCACAATGGTTTGATACACGGGTAGAATATAGAAAATTAGCAAAGCAATTTCATGAAGAAGGAAATGAACAACAGTTTCAATATTATGATAGACGACAATATTTACAGAAGATTTTGTTAAATTCTTTATATGGAGTATTGGGATTACCTGTTTTTAGGTTTTATGATGTAGATAATGCTGAAGCTACTACTTTGACAGGACAAGAACTTATAAAATTTAGTAAAAAACTTGTTAATCTGTATTATAATAAAGAATTGGGAACAAAGGATGAAAATTATGTTATCTATATAGATACAGATTCTATTTTTGCATCAGCTACACCATTGGTTAAATCACGACATAAAGGAATTGATACTAACGCTGAAGCGATTATGACACAACATATTCTTAACATAGCTGATGAAATTCAGGGATTTTTGAATCAGAGTTATGATTTATTTGCTAAGAAATTTTGTAATTTAGATAAACATTATTATGAAATTAAACAGGAAGTTATAGCTAGGTCTGCATTTTTTATAGTTAAAAAGAGATATGGAATGCGAATTATACATGATTCAGGACGTAAAGTAAATAAAATTCAGGTTAAAGGGTTGGATACTGTACGTAGTAGTTTTGCGGTGGCTATGAAGAATTTATTGTCAGAAATTTTAGATGATATTTTAGGAGCAGTACCTAAAGAAAAGATTGATGAAAGGATTTTTACATTTAAAAAGGCAATGAAGGCTATGGATTATAATGAAATTTCATCACCAACTGGCGTAAAACGGATAGATAAATTTGAATGTAGTATTGATAGAGATAGTGGATTACCAGTAAATATTCCTGGTGGAAAATTGATTACTACATATTATGAAAAAGCTACACCAGTTCATGTTAAGGCTTCTATGGCATATAATGATATGTTAGAATATTATAATATAAAAAGATATCCTAAAATATCTAACGGAGAAAAGATTAAATGGGTGTATTTAAAACAAAATCCTTTAAATTTAAATACTATAGCATATAAAGGGTATGATGATCCACCTGAGATTTTAAAATATATAAAAACTTATATAGATGTAGACAAAATGTATAAGCAAGCTTTAAGTAAAAAAATTGATATGTTTTATCAAGCTATGAGTTGGGATAATCCAGTTGATAAAAGATATACTTTAGAGAAGTTTTTTTAAATTTTGAGAATGGTAAATGATATATATGTATATATACCATTTTAAATTAATAAATAACAAATAGGAGATGTAAAATAATGAATAAAGTACTTTTAGAAAGATTCATTAATAAGTATTCACTTGGAGATAGTGTACAATCAGTAATACTTACAATAAAAGATAATGTTTTAACTACAGAATTCATCACTCCCGAAAAATCACTTTTAGGAAAATTAGCATTAAATGATTTTCAATTTGAAGATATTGAATTGGGAATTTATAATACTGCACAATTTTCACGTATGTTAAATGTGTTGGGAGAAGATGTTAAGTTAAATGTATTGAGGTCTGAAGATACTGCGATATCTGTCAAGTTAGAGGATGTAAATGCTAGTATAAATTATATGTTGAGTGATAAAACGGTCATTCCTCAGGTACCAGAAATGAAAAATGTACCAGAATTTCAACTTACACTAGAGATTGATAGTAATTTTGTATCTAGATTTATAGCAAGTAAAAATGCTTTAACAGATAAAGAAACATTTACAATAGTTACAGATAAAGATAGAGAATCGTGTGATTGTATACTAGGATATTCAAGTATAAATTCAGATAGAATTACAATACCAGTTAATGTAGATCAATTTAATGATATGGATTTATTATCATTTAATGCAGATCTTTTTGGGAAAATTCTACAAGCTAATAAAGAATGTAGTAAAGGTAAATTAGAAATTTCTGCACAAGGACTTGCTAGAGTTACATTTAAGGTAGATAATTATCACGTAGTTTATAATTTAGTAGCGACACAAAGTGCGGACTAATCATATATACAATGTAGATTGTATAGAGGGTCTTAAAAAACATATATTAGATAATTCTATAGATCTTTGTGTTACTTCACCACCATATAATGTTGGTATAGAGTATGATAATTGGAATGATTGTTTAAGATTAGATGATTATATGCAATTTTCTAAAGATTGGTTGACAGAAGTTTATAGAGTTCTGAAACCAGATGGGAGAATTGCAGTTAATATTCCATATGAAGTTAATATGAAAAAACTTGGGGGACATAATAGAGTTTACATATCATCTGAATATCATCAAATGATGAAGGATATTGGTTTTGGTTTTGGTGGAATTGCAGATTTGGTTGAAAAAGCACCTCAAAAAGTAAAATATTCTGCATGGGGCAGTTGGTTATCAGCGTCTGCTCCTTATATGCACAATCCAAAAGAATGTGTATTGATAGGTTATAAAGACCAATGGAAAAAGTTAGAAAAAGGTGAATCTTACTGGACTGATTCAGATGAAGATAAAAAAGGATTTATGGAAGTTGTATCTGGATTGTGGAATTACTTTGCAGAAACTCGTGGAATGACAGAAGCAAATTTTAGTCTTGATATACCAGTTAGGGCTATTAAATTTATGACATACAAAGATGATATAGTATTGGATCCATTTATGGGAAGTGGTACTACAGCAGTAGCATCAACAAATTTAGATAGAAAGTATATAGGATTTGAAATTTCAAAAGATTATTGTAAGATAGCAAGGTCTAGAATTTTAAAAGAAAAAATAAAAATAGAAACTGCAGAGAAGGGATTTGAATTTTGGAAATAGAACATCACGGTATTTGGAATGAAAAGTATCGACCGACTTCTTTGGATACTTATATCGGGAATGAACATTTAAAGTCTAAAGTTAGGATTTTTATAGAAACAAATGACCCGCCTCATTTATTATTTTATGGAAGGGCAGGCACAGGTAAGACTACACTTTCAAAGATTATTACAAAGTCTATAGATTGTGAATGTTTGTATATAAATGCATCTGATGAGAATAGTGTAGATACTGTTAGAGATAAAGTTAAAGGTTTTGCGTCTACATTAGGATTTCAGTCGTTAAAAGTTATAATATTAGATGAGTGTGATTATATCACACCAAATGCTCAAGCAGCATTAAGAAACCTAATGGAAACATTTAGTAGACATTGTAGGTTTATTCTAACTTGTAATTATGTAGAGAGAATTATAGACCCAATACAATCTAGGTGTCAATCATTTCAGATAGTACCACCATCCAAAAAAGAAGTGGCAGTACATTTATCTGAAATATTAACTAATGAGAATGTAAAATTTGAAGTGGATGATATAGCTACAATTATTAATGGAGCATATCCAGATATAAGAAAGGTTATAAATACATCACAAAGACAGGTTGTAGATGGTATTTTACGGATGGATGCTAGAGAGGTTATTTTAAATGATTATAAGTTACAAATATTAGAAGTTTTAAAATCAAGTAAATCTAAAAAAGAAACATTTAGTGAAATACGACAAATATTAGCGGACGCAAAGGTTACAGACTTTGCAGATTTTTTTAGATTACTATATGATGAAGTTGATAATTATGGTAGTGGACATATTGCCGAAATTATTTTATTGATAGCTAAATATGAACAATCAGATAGTCAGGTAGTTGATAAGGAAATCAATGCTATGGCTATGTTAATTGAAATATTACAGGAAATAAGATGAAAGATGAAAAGTATTGGGGTGAAGCTCCTATTAAAAAAATACCTAGTAAAAAACGAGGTGGTGAAGGCGATTATAAACATATAGCAGTAATTGAAAATAAAATTTATTTTTATGCAGGAGTAAATCGCGATAGTGCAGTAGAACTTAATAAGAAAATTGGAGAGTTACAATCTAAAAGTTTTACTTTAGCTAATAACTTAGATATTGAACCGCCAGGTATGCATTTATATATAAATTCTGGAGGAGGGTCGATTACATCAGGTATTTCATCAATGGATACTATACTGAGATGTAAAGTTCCTGTTTATACCTATGTTGATGGTTTTGCTGCAAGTGCTGCAACATTCCTTTCAGTAGTAGGTCATAAAAGATTTATGAGTAGACATTCTTATATGTTGATTCATCAGTTATCTACAAATTTTTGGGGTAAATATTCTGAGTTCGAAGATGAGAAACAGAATCTTGATTTGATGATGGAAACTATTAAAAGGGTGTATAAGAAACATACAAAAGTTCCAATGAGAAAAATAGATGAAATTCTGAAACATGATTTGTTGTGGGATGCTAAAACTTGTTTAAAGTATGGATTAATTGATGAGATAATTTAATGTTTTATTGTTTCGGAGACAGTTGGGGTGAAGGTGCTGAGTTAAAGGAAGATGAAAAACCATTTGTTCATTGGTTAGCAAAAGATTTAGATAAATCATATAAAAATTTTTCATATGGAGGCAATTCATATCCCAAGATAGTATCTCAGATATTTGATAACATTCATAAGATTAATAATAAAGATATTGTATTAATAGTTATTCCACCCGATATACGATGGATGGAAATGGAAGGAAATAGTGGATTTAGATCTTGGACAGTCGATGATGATCCAGAACGATATATGTCTTGGTTAGGTAATAAAACAAAAGTTTGGTTTAGATACCACTCTAGCCTATTTACATATACTATTCAATCAGCATTAGATAGTATTGGTTGTAAGTATTTATTTATGCATAATTATGGTGGTGAATTTATTATAGACCGTAGATTTAAATCTTTAATTAATGTTGATAATTTTTTAAATATTAAAAAGTCTTTGACTACATTATTAGGTGGAAATGATTATTATGAATCTTGGAATTTAAAATCAGATGGTCCAACCACGAAAATTAAGGGGAAAAGTATATATTTTGAAGGAAATGATGTACACCCAAATGAATTAGGACATAAGAGAATTGCAAAATTAATTAAAGATAAGATAATATAATGAAACCTCTTTTATCACAATGTTTAATAGGTCATAGATTTGGAAAGATAAATGTAAGTAAGGATTATTTTCTTTGTTGTGGGACTCCAGCAATAGGAAATTATGATGTAGATGGTGGGTTTAAGGAATTTTGGAATTCTAAAAAATATAATGATTTAAGAAAAGAGTTAAAATATAATTTAGAAGGACAGAATGAAAAATGGAATGGTGATTGTTTTGAATGTCCACATTATGCACAATTAATGATGTTGAATGAGAGTGGAGAAGTTATAGATGATTTACCTAGAAAAGGACCAAGTGAATTTCAATTTGAAGTAGGAAATCCATGTAATCATAGATGTGATTTTTGTTGGGGGTGGTCACATACAATGTTGAGTGAAGAAGGTCAATGGAATGGTTGGAAAGAGTGGGCAAAACAAATACTTGACTTGAAAACTTATGTTTCAATTATTAATGATTTGAAAGAACTTGGTGGTTGTGAATTGATATCAATAAGTGGTGGTGGCGAACCATTTATTATACCAGATATTATGAAAATGATTGAACACACTAAAAAATTAGGTTTTAACCTTAAAATATTTACTAATTTTTCAAGGGTTAATTTTAAAGATATAGATAATTTTATTGAATGGGGGGTGGATAGGTTTGAGGTTAATATATCAGCAGGAACAGAAGAAACTTATTGTAAGGTAAGAAAATTAAAATCTAAGGATTGGAATTTACTTATTGATAATCTTACTTATTTAAATGAAAAAAGAAAAGAATTAAATTTATCATCACCCATTAAATATGTAGTTATTGTAACTAAAGAGAATATAGAAGAAATAGATGAAATTTTTGAATTGGCAATTAAACTTGGTTGTTGTTTTATTGATTTTAGAGATTTAGTTTCACAAGGAGTTTATAAGGGGGAAGATTTATTACCATTAGAAAAACAGGTTGAAGTGTTTAATGAAAAGTTTTTTAAGAATATAAATAAACACGATTTTAAGGAAGTTAAAGATGAGTATTATTTTTATTCAGAAAGATTAAATATGGGAGTTTTTAATGAATGTATTAGTTATAGGGGATAGCTGTGAGGACATTTTTATTTATGGAGATATAGAAAGAATAAGTCCAGAAGCACCAGTACCAGTTTTTAAACCAACACATGAAGAAAAAAATGGTGGTATGGCTAGAAATGTTGCGGAAAATGTTGAAGCATTAGATATGCATATTCATACTGTAACAAATAAAAATAGTATTACAAAGATACGATATGTAGAGAATCGATCTGGTCAAATGGTATTAAGGGTAGATGTACATGACCATTGTGAGAGAGTTGATGAGAGTTTATTAAAAGGACTTACAATAAATAAATTTAAACACCCACCATTTGGATTTGGTTCAAGTACTGAGGATTATTATGATGCAATCATTATTTCAGATTATTGTAAAGGGTTTTTAGAAGAATCTGATATTCAACATATTTGTGAAAATAATAAGAATGTATTTATTGATACTAAAAAGAAACTTGGTGAATGGATTAAAGACGCAAATTTTATTAAAATAAATGAATTAGAATATAAAAAGAACCATGAATTATTATCTGATGACGGATTTAAAGAAAAACTTATTGTTACATTAGGTAGTAAAGGTTGTAGATATAAAGGAGTGGAATATCCAGTAAAAGAAGTTCCAGTAAAAGATGTTAGTGGAGCAGGAGATACATTCATTGCAGGATTAGTTCGTGGTTATTTAGATACAAATAATATAGAAAGTGCAATAGAATTTGCACAAGAGTGTACCACCCATGTAGTACAAAAACACGGAGTAGCAACAGTTAATTTAGAGGAGTTATAAAATGAGTACAAAACCAATGAAACCATTAGCCAAACCACAAAAACAAGTAGATTTGTCAAAAGCAGATACTTTGAAGTGTGATGAATGTGGTAATTATCTTTTTATTAATTCATATGTAATAAAGAAGGTTTCTGCAATAATATCACCGACTGGTCAGGAAGTAATAGCGCCAGTTCAAGTGTATAGTTGTGGAAATTGTGGAGTGGTTCCAAAATTATTTACTGAGGGTACTGGGTTAGATTTTTGAAAATATTAGCTTGTTTATCTGGAGGAGTTGAAAGTACTTATGGTGTATATAATTTATTACAGAATACAGACCATGAAATAGATATATTTCATTTGTATTTTAGAAATCATCCACGATATGAAGGTGAAACTGAAGCGTGTGAACACATTGTAAATTGGTTAGAAAGTAATACAAGAAAATTTGATTGGAAATCTGCTGACCTAAGTCATAGTGGCGTTGATGAAATTACACAACCACCACATTCATCAGATATATGTTATACGATAGTAACTTCTGCGAATATTTCTATTGATGAAAAAGACTATGATGAGGTTAGATTCTTTATAAATAAAAAAGAGTGGGATTCCGCGATAGAAGATAGTATTCCTACATTTGATCATCCATTTATGGTAAATTTATTTAATCTAATATTAAGTAGATTTCCTACAATTGATACTAAATTAGGTTTTGATAGAAATGTTGGTACGTTAAATAAAAAAGAAATATACGAAAAAATACCTGAGGAATTACGAAAATTTATTCATAGTAATGATAAGGAATATAATGTATAAACGAGTAGGTAATGGACTTTTTGTTTTAGGTGGGAAGTATATTGATTTGTATAATGAAATTCAAATTAAAACTAAAAAGTTTGTAGAGGAAATTTTTGATGGAGAAGAATTATGGACACCTTCTATATTATCTCTAGATAATACAGAAAAAAGTAATTATTTAGATTCTTTTTCTAATCAGGCTCAAATGATTCATAGACATTTAGATGGTTCTGATATAGGAATGAATTCACCAACTGTATGTTATAATTTATACGCATTATATGCAGATGATGTAGTCGATGGAAATAAAACTTATGTGATGACTGGTAAATGTAATAGGTTTGAAGAAGGCGAATTACATGATTTGACGAGGTTAATACAATTTACTGGTCAAGAGATTGTACATATAGGTAGTTATGATTATGTAGAGGATTGTTTTGTAAAATCGGTGAATTATGTAAAAAAAATATTTGATTATTTAGAATTAGATTATAAATTCGAAGTCGCGAATGATCCTTTTTTTGGTGCAAAATCTGAAGTTAAAAAACGAGCTCAACGAGTCAATGGGTCTAAAATAGAATATAAGTTATATTTTCCAAATGAAGATAAATATCTCCCAGTAGGATCATTTAATTTTGTAGGTAATGCTTTTCATGATAGATTTAATATAAAAAATACTCAAACAGAGGATGTTGCTTCTGGTTGTTGGGGGTGGGGATTAGAAAGATTTATTTATGCATTGATAAGTCAAAAAGGAGAAAATGTTATTTTTAATTATCCTATTACGTTAGATGAAGATAAAAAACATGGATATAAGAATGTTATAGAGAATGAAGAAGGTTGGTACAGACTAGGTAAAGAAAACTGGTGGTTCGCTAAAAATAATATGGAAAACTATAAAGATATAGATGTAGATTTTAAAGATATCAAATTTGAAGTTATTACTGATTTAGATTCTTTAGATAGACGTAAAGTTGAAATTATATTGGGATTGAAGGAATGTAATAAAGATATAGGTTGGAAGTATAATTGGACATGGAAAGATGCGGAGAATAGAATAAAAGATGGACATATTTTAAAAGCAGCATTTCATAATGGAATGGCAATTCATTGGGATTGGTATTTTACTAATAGTTTTATAATAAAAGATCACGATTCTTGGAGTGCCGTAGTTAATAAGTTACCTAAAGATTATCATTATTCAGCACATTGGTATTGTCATCCAAAATATAGAAGTAATAGAAAATATCCTACATTTATAAAAGATTTTATTTCAGCTTCATATAATTGGAGTTATAATAATGGTTACACTACTGATGTAAATTATCAAGATGGTTGGAATTGGAAATCTTTAAAGATTGTGAAAAAGATGGGACACGTTGGTTCTAATTGGATAGAAGAATTTGGTGAAATAAATGAATTATGAAAATATCGTTTTATCGAATCTTAATATTTATCTTGACAATTATGAAAATGTATTTGGACATTCACACAGACCACTTGATTTAAATACAGAAAGATATAAAAAAAATATAGCATTTTTTGGATGTTCTCTCACATATGGTGAAGGAGTAAAAAATGAAGATACTTATCCTTCACAAATCCAAAAACTATCTAATGATGAATTCAATTGTTTGAATTTTGGAGTTCCAGGTGGGAGTATAGATTTAGCTTATGTCATTTACAATAAAGTTATAAAGAAACTTGATATAGATTGTGTAGTTATTCAATGGCCAAATTTTGACAGAAGAATGTATTTTAATGAAGGTGAATATGTTGGATATTATCCAAATGATGGAAAGGATATAACAAAACCTTTTAGTAAAATTGCTGATTGGGATTATGTTATTAGTAGAAATTTATCTAATTTACAAGTGATAAATTCATTTAAAAAAGTTTATAATTTATCACCGAAGATTGGACACGAACAAAGAGAGTTATTTGAATTATATAATATTGATAATATTTTAAAGTTTCCATTCTATTTAGATACTGAAAATAAATACAGACTTAAAGACGGCCATCCAAATGAATTATGGTATGATAATTATTCGAAATATTTGTATAAGGAATTAATAAGAGATGAATGACAATGTTATAGCGTTTGGTTGTTCATTTACTTTCGGTGATGAATTAGATGATTTACCAAATTGGTATGAAGATATGGAAGATGAGAGAAATTTTATGCCACTTAAATTAAAATATCATAAACCATCTAAAAAAAGTTATCCATATATTCTTGGGAATTTATTAAGTTGTAAAGTTGAAAATTATGGTTGGAGAGGTGGTAGTAACGATAGAATCTTCAGAACATTTTTTGATCATATTTTGAACAATAAAAAGAAAAGTATTTATGTAATTCAATGGACATTTTCACATAGAACCGAAATTTGGTCTAACAAAGGTGGATTCTATAGTGGAATAACACTTAATTTGATTGAAGAAGATAAAAATGCTAAAGAGTATTATGAAGAATATTATGATGAAAATGATGTTAAACGTAGATTAGTGAGATATATGTGGTCGGTAGATGCTATATGTAAAGAATTTAATCAAAAGTTGTATCAATTTCATCCAATTGCAGATGAACAAATAGAAAATGAATTACCAAAGTCAGTTTTAGATACAAAGAAAATTTTAGAATTAGTAGATGGAAAAATACATCCTACTGAGCAAGGACATAAAAATTTAGCAAAATATATAAGAAGTTTAATATGAATTATAGAATTTCAGATTATCCATCTAATACGATTTGTAAATGGACAACTGCCGATTCTTTGGAGTTATTTGAGAAAAATACTATTAAGTATGGTAATGATAATAAATCAATAAGACATTATAAAGAAAATCCAATAAAATATAGTTTTAACAATTATGGATTCAGGACACCAGATGATTTTAATGAAGTAGATGAAGGTAATGTTTTTCTTGGGGATAGTAATACAATGGGTACTGGACATCATTTAGAAAATACCTGGTCATATAAAATAAATCAAGATGTAGGTGGAAAGTTTTGGAATCTTAGTCAAGGTGGACATGGCATACAGACTGATTATAGATTATTATATGGATGGAAAGATCATTTAAAGATAAAAAATATATTTCATTTTACTATTAATCACTCTAGATTTGAGTTTTTTAACAAAAGTGAATTACTTCAAATGAATAATTGGAGTGAGTTCAAACATAAAGATTTTTATTTAGATTTTCTTTGTGATGAAGGATATTGTGAATTTATAGAGGAAACTTATATTAATGCTATTAAAGGATTGTCAAAGGAAATTGGATGTAATTATTATTATGTAAAATTAGCGGAATCATTTTATGACTATGATAAATCTACAGATGATTCATTGGAGGCACGAGATTTATCACACATGACGGTTAAATATCAAAATTGTATTTATGAAAAGTTTAAGGAGTTAAATGTTAAATAATTTATTAATTGTTGCACATCCAGATGATGAGACAATTTTTGCAGGAAATTCATTATTGACTTATGGATTTATTCATAAAGTTATTTGTGTCACTAATGGAGATAATACAGTTAGAAGGTCTGAGTTTGAAAGTGTAATGAAAAGAGTAAAGGTAGATTATGAAATATGGAATTTTCATGATGAATGGAAAGTGGATTTAGATACAGAAGGTATTAGAAAGAAGTTACATAAAACATTAAGAGAGGAAAATTGGAATATGGTTTTAACTCATAATGAAGTTGGTGATAATAATTATGAACATCCACATCATAGACAAGTTTTTGAGTGTGTAGAGAAAGAAATTCCAGATTTGGATAACTTATATTGTTTTGATAATCACGGAAAAGGTTTAAGTTTGGATGAGGTTAAACAAAAATTAAAATTGTTAAATTATTATAAAAGTCAAATGAAAGAACTTGGGATAATATATTTACCTATGTTAGAAGGTTATTTCTATAATGAATCTTTTATAAAGTATCAAAAGTAATGATATTTATTAATATATAGCGACCATTACTTGGAGAATTAAATATGAAAAGTACAGTAGTTAGTTTTGATTGGATCGCGTCAAGTGGATCACTAAAATTAACAGAAATAAATACAGATGTAAGTTTGGGTGGATATAGCCGTCCAGAATATGGAGTAGATTTTGACGCTCTGGCACAGTATTGCTCAGATCAAAGTTTAACAGAAGTTAAAGTACATCACTCCGATCAAGCATATTATACAATAGATTGGATTTCTAATAGTATAACATCTATATCAAATGAAGTCTTTGCAAAACTTTCATCAAGTCTTGCTACGCACGATATTTCTGCTTCAATATACCTAGATGAAAATAATTATGAGGATGGGTTAGATGAAATAGATAGTGGTACTACATTGGATTTGAGAGTAACTAGTTGTATAAATAGTAAATTAGATTATCATGCAGTTGATAAAGAAAATTTCGTAGATTTTGCAAATGGTATTGGTAGTGGAAGTTTACTGTCAGAAGTAGGATCATCTCAAATTACATCTAATAATGCTACAGGAGTTCCAGATTTTGTTTGGAAAGTACCCACTATGGATAGTGGAACTGGTTTATCATTTTATGAGTCTAGTGATAATAATAGTACTATATCCTCGTCAAAAGAGGGCGTAGCATTTGTTGAAAAATATTATCCACCTGATAATGATAAATGGGGATATTTTGCAGGAGATATTAGTTATAAAGTAGTATTGACGGAAGATGGTACCGTGATTCCAATTAGTAGTCATAGAAGTGAAGGTGAGAGAGTAGTTTCATTTAGTAGAGTATCAGAAGAAGATTACTCTAATAAAGATTTGGTATTACGGCCTAAATTAATACTTGCTGGTGTTTGTGGTGAGAGTACAGATATAACATTGGTAGATGGTAGTACAAAAACACCATTACAAATACATTCATCAAGTATTTCTGATAATTCAGATAGTGTTAAAACTGTACAAATTGATGATTTAAATTTGGATTCGTTTGAATATAATACACCAAGTACTAGACAAGGATCTTATACATTATATACAGGTAGTTTTAATTTTACAACTGGAAGTAACCACTTTATGTTTATTCCAAAATATAGTGAAAATTGTGTAACTATTGATAGTACTGTTTTTGATGGAGAAACATTAATACCAGTTGAGATGCTTTCAGATAGTGGAAGTACTTGGCAAATAAAGAAGGCATCTGATGTAGTTGTAGGTGATAAATATTTAAGTTCAAGTATGGATAAGGGAACTGTAGGTAGTGTGGGTGATGCATCAAATCAAGTATTAGTACATCCATCAAGTACAAATCCTAAAAGTGATAATAGTGATATGTATTTTCAACGTAGTATGTTTTGTGGTGATATATTGACTTTAGCAGAAAATAAATTTTATACCATAAGTGAACCACACATTGGAGATAAGTTTGCCACTACAAGTGCTTCAAACGCTGAGAAAAATTCTTATGTTTCTACTTCAAATCAACAATGGGCATTATTGAATCATAATAGTGTAAGTGGAACTACATATAATTGGTCTAATTATAGTACCAACGTAGCACAGTATACTGAGAATATATTAACTCAAATGGTAGCATCATTCAGTTCTTCTTTGTGGGAGTATTAAATAAAAAAAGGTTGTAAGTGGATTACATTAGAGATAATAAAGATAAACCATTCATATATAAAAAACCATTTGATTATACTGTAGAAATACATTTAACTCATATGTGCAATTTTTTTTGTAGTGGGTGTAGTCATTATTCCAATTATAAACTTAATGGTTATTTATCTACTGAAAGATTTAAACATTATCTTGAAACTTGGAGTGATAAATTTAATAAATTACCGTTGGAATTTCGTTTACTCGGTGGAGAGCCAACTCTACATAGAAATTTAGTTGAGCTTATTGAGTTATCAAGAAAGTATATGCCTGATAATAATATTCTACTTTTTACAAACGGAACTTATTTACATAAACATAAAAATTTAAAAGATGTTTTAATTGATAATAAAATAGTTTTAAAATTAACAGATCATTCACAAGAAAAAAAGTATCGTGATAAAATAGATCCAATTAGAGAAATATTATTAAAGTGGTCAGATGAAGGATTAGATTATCGTTCATATGATTATTCAACCGATTTTGGTTTTTCATCTGAAGCTACGGATAAAGGTGGTGGTAGGGGAGATAATACAAGTATTTGGAGAAAGCAATATAAAGGAGATGGCGTAACCATGAGACCTTTTGAAGATAACGAACCAAAAAAGAGCTATGAAATTTGTTGTTGTAGTTGGGCAAAGGGTGGGATAGCAAATATTCAGTTGTATGAAAATAAATTATGGAAATGTCAACATATTGCATATTTAAAAGATGTTTTAACAAAATTTGGATTACAGACACATCCAAAATGGACACCATACCTTAAATATAAACCTTTAAGTAGTAATGTAACATTTGATGAGATGGTTAGTTGGATGAAAAGAGAAGAAGAAGATGTTTGTAATATGTGTCCTGCTTATGATGACAAACGAGAAACGGTTTTAGATAAAGATGTATTTGGAGAACGAAGATATGCATAATATTTTTTGGTGTGGTGGCATCGATTCCACTTATTTGGTTTGTAAGCATTTGATTATAAATAAAGAACCAATTGAGACTTATTATTTAAATTTTGAATGTGATGGTTATTATAAACCTTTTCCACTAGGCAGAGATAGTAAAGAGGTAGAAGTTAAAGTTATGGAAAAGTTAAGGGAAATGATAATTAAACAATTTCCTTATACTGAAAAGTTATTTCCACCAACAATAATGATAGATGAATTTCCAATAAATAAAGAAATATATAAGAAACTTAAATTTTTACATGAAGAACATCAATATAGATATAGGATAATATCACAAGAGTTATATATGATACAATATTCATTGGATGAGAATAAAATATTTGAATATTCTCTTGAAGATGGAATGTCCCTTGGAGTGGACGTAGGATATTTACCGACTGCAAAATTATTAAAAGAAAATTTCACAGAAGATTTTACAATATCAACAGAAAAAATTCCTGAGTTGGAAATTTTAAAAAATTTACATCTTCCACTGTTTGAAACTTGGAGAAAGGATATGGTTGAAGAATCAAGAAAATATGATTTTACAAATATACTAGAGAATACTTGGTCTTGTAGGTGGCCAAAATCTAATGGAGATATTTGTGGAAAATTAGAGAAAAATGGGGATGGTTTTGATTGTACACATTTTATGTATGTTGAATTTGATAAACAACCTCAGTCAGAGATTGAAGAAGGATTTGTACGTTATTATAAAGATAATGAGTACGAAATTATTAAAAGAAAAATAAATTATCACGATATATTAAATGATTAAAGATTATATAGTAAGTTTATTGATGGGATTTTCAGCAGGAGTTCCATTATTGATGACACTTTCTATTCTACAGGCCTGGATGAAAGACTTTGGAATAGATTTGTCTATGATTGGTATATTTGGATTGGTGGGATTACCATATTCATTGAAGTTTACTTGGGCTCCATTTTTGGATAGATTCTCATTACCATTTTTAGGTAGAAGAAGGGGTTGGTTATTATTAAGTCAAATTTTTATAATTTTAACTATGGTTGGAATATATTCGATTGATATTTCCACTCAATTAATTCCTTTGGGAATGCTGTGTTTAATGTTATCATTCTTTTCTGCAACACAGGATATATTAGTAGATGCATATAGAAGAGAAAATGTGTCAGAACAACATTTACCTATGTCATCATCTTTATATGTTATTGGATATAGAGTTGGTATGGCAATAGTGGGTTCGTTGGGATTTATTTTATCTGATTATATGACATTTAATTTTGTATTTTTATGTTTATCGAGTTTAATGGGTGTTGGTATTATTACTACATTATTTTGTGATGAAGGTGATTATGTGGTTAAAGAAAGAGAATCAATAATAGAACCATTGTTAGATTATTTTCGTAAAAATAAAGCCATAGTTATATTATTATTTCTTTTTATGTATAAAATTGGTGATATGTTAGCATTTTTTATGGGAACACCATATTATATGGATTTGGGATATACAAAATCTCAGATTGGATATATTAAATTTATTTCTACTTGGATGATTTTATTTGGAAGTTTTGTTGGTGGGGTTTTAATGGTCAAGTATAATAATATAATGAAAGGATTATTTTATTTTGGTTTGTTACAAATGATATCCACATTTGGATATGTTATATTGGGTTGGGTAGAGCCGAGTCTTGTTTCACTTGGTATAATGTGGTCATTTGAAACCTTTTGTGCAGGATTAGGTATGTCAGTATTTATATCATATATTGCGTTACTTACTAATGTAAAGTTTACAGGAACACAATATGCCTTGTTGTCAAGTTTTGTTGCGATACCAAGAACTTTGTTTACTTCACAAACAGGATTTTTAGTAGAGTCAATAGGTTGGGAATATTATTTTATATTTTGTACTTTACTTGCTATACCTGGATTAATATTACTGAAGTATTTAGATGAGTAACTACATAGTAAAAACAATCTTTACCAAAAAAGAATGTGATAAAATTCTTGAAATGGATAGAAGTTTTGTTAACAGATTTTATCATACTAATACATCATTTAAAAAAACATGGTTAAATGGAACACTTAGACCAGCAGAAGATAATATTTTAGATGAGGTAGTAAACGCTGAAGATTGGGTGTATGATAGACTAATGGAAAATAAGGACATAGGAAATTTTGCAACTTGTGAAGGATTATGGCCGTTAATTTTTAAAGAGTATCAAGTAGGTGATGAGATTGGAATGCATTTTGATAATGCTTTTGGTATAAGGAGAGTGACAGTTTCTATATGTTTAAATGAGGATTATGAGGGTGGGTTTTTACAATTTCCAAGTTGGAAATTTGATATGGATACTGGAAAAGATAATTTTAAAATAGTAGATGTAAAATTAAAAGTAGGACAAATGGTACAATTTCCGTTAATGTTATTACATAGGATTGCACCAATTACAAAGGGTGTTAGAAAGCAATTGGTAACTTGGTATACGGGAGAAGTTTTAAATTGGTAGATTTAAATGATTGAAATAAGTGAATCAGTAATAGTTACAAAAGTTTTTAGTGAATCAGAATGTCTTAAAGTGTTTGATTCTAAAGGCGAATTTGTTACAAGCCCACAAGATCAACAAGATGATGGAAAATATATAATTGTTCCAGATGAAAGTGATTATACTTTTGGTCATACTAATTTTCCATATTGGCATGTAGAATTTTCAGATGAAAACGAATGGTTTGTTAAAAAATTGAGAGAACACGTTACAGAGATAAATGATAAATTTTTTAAATTTAAAAATAATGGTTTGTGGAATATGGGAATAAAGGAATATTCCGATCATCCAGACCATAATAATAGTTGTTCATGGCATTTTGATGATATGAGTAGAGGTAAAAGGTTAGGATGTTCAACTACATTACATAATGCTATTGAAGGTGGGGAATTTGAAATTTTTAATGGTGAAAAAGTATCTATAGATATAAAAGTGGGTGAAGTTGTAGTATTTCCTACTTGGCTTTTCCATAGAGTTAGCCCAGTACTTAAAGGAAAACGACTTTCACTGATCACTTGGATGAAGGGAGATCCCATTGATTTTTAGGGTAGCGATATGATAAGTATAATATTTCATGATGTATTTAGTAGATTTCCAGAAGGAGTTGCTCATGAAGATGAGGGAAAAGTTTTGTCCTACGAAGATTTTGGAAGAACAGCAAAATATTTGAAACAAAATAATATAGATTCATTTTCAGAAAATTTACCAGATGATTTAAAAGATAGAGGGGTGTATTGTTCTTCTAAATATGATAAAGTTATAGTAGTATCTCGTTCAATTGTGGTAGAGCAAATGTTATATAGTTTAGTTCAAAGTAATGTTTATTATTATGGAGGACTTGCTATAACTAAAAATGTTGTTTTAGATTTTTTAAAAAGAAAGGGATTTAATGTACCAGATTTCGTTGTTAGTCCATCTACAAGAGAAGAGTTATTTGATAAGTTAGGTGATGATATTGTTGCAAAACCTATTGAGTATCTTACCCAGAAGGGTAAACTTGTACATAGAATATCTCAAAGTACAAAAAATATAGATTTAAATAGGTGGTTATTTCAAAAGTATGTAGGTAAAAAGATACAACCTTCATGGACACCTAGAGTTAACAGTTTATTTGGAAAAAATATTTCATATCATTCTAGTAAGTATTCTATAGCTGAGAATGAATCTTATGATAAAATTTCTAAACTTGAATATTATGCCAAAGCATGGTTAGAGGGTGCTAAATTTTTAACTACAAAGGTTGATGATGAAATATTAGATATATCGAAAAAAGTGTCAAAAGAACTTACTACACATTTTAGATGTGGAATTATTGGTATAGATTTTGTAACTGATGATTTTAATATTCCCTGGATAGTAGAATGTAATTCTTCTAATGTTAGTTTACGGTCAGGAAAAAGTGTAGGATATCCAAAACGACTCCAAGCAGTAGTTGATAAATTGGACTTAGACTATAAACCAGTTGATTCAATTTTAAATACACCTAAATTAATATCAGAAGCTTGTGTAAATTTTATTGAGAATTTGATATGAAAAAATTAAATAAAATATATGATTTAGAAAAACTACAAATAGATAGAAAGTTTGTAGAAGAAAGATTTAAGTATGAGGATGGTGCTTTTGGACATTGTATATCATTACCGAGTATTTATGAGATAGCAGAATCACATAAAGAGCATCATAATAATGTACCATTGAGGGGAGTGTTAGATTATACACCATATTTCAAAGAAATTTTTGATAGTTTTGAAACAGAGATAACTGGATTTAGATTGTTGAGAAGAAAAGCACATTCATCTTATGGATTACATGAAGATACTGATATTGGTGAGGATGTAAAAAGAGTTCAAATACCCATTATTACAAATGATGATTGTTGGTTGGCGGCAACGGATTTAGATTATATACCAGAAGATATTAGATTACTCTATGAAAAAGATGGAATAAAGAATGGTATCAACTGGACGGATGAAGTTCCTTATGATAAAGATGGTACTGCATTCAAGAACTTTAAAGAAAGATTTAAAGGACTCTATACATTGGTGCAATTCAAACCTGGAGTAATGTATCACGTTACATTTGCGAAGAAAATACATGGTTTATTTAATGAAGGTGATACAGATAGAATTACATTATTAATTGATGTAAAGGTAAATGATTGGTTGCTAGAATTTATTGAAGGGTTTGAATATTTTTAAACTATTTATTTAAAAGGTTACATTACATGAAAACAAAATCATTATTTGATCATATAAATCATATTACACAAAAACAAACAAAAGGTTATTGGGATTCACTAAACGAAACAGAGAAAAAGCAGTGGTCTAATTATATGATACATAGGTTTTTATCTATGAAGATGGAATGGGCAGATTTTGTAAATGAGATTCAAAAATTAAATCTTAAACCTAAACAACTTTATTTAGTATATTCTAACGTATTACCAAAAGGTAAACAATATTTAAAATATATTAAGAAGAAGAAGGGTACTATTTATAATACACAAGTCATTCAGAAAATTTCGGAATACTTTCAAATCAGTCAAACAGAATCAGAAGATTATTTAAATTTGTTATCAAAAGATAAAATTAGAGAATTGATTTCTCTATATGGTTACACAAGTAAAGAATTAAAACAAATGGGATTATAAAATGAAAAAAGCAAAAGTTATAAGAGAAGCTAGTACAAGAAAAGGCTTAGAAGTGCCAGCATCATATGGTACTGGAATCACGGATAAAGGTATAGTTACTATGATGGAAGAAGAATGGCCTCAGATGACTGCGGAGTTTCGTAGATTACAGAGGGCACAATACGAATTGTTCTTATTTAAGCAGCATGATTATGGACCAGGAAATATTTCGGTAGGTTCACAATTACAAACACCCGAAGAAGTAAAGTTATCATTAACAGGTTTATGGTTTAGAATGAATGATAAGATACAACGATTAAAAACTTTGTTGATGGGTGATAGAGAAGCCGCAGTAAATGGTGAACCTATGGAAGATGCATTTCTTGATGTATCCAATTATGGTATTATGGCAACAATCGTAAAAAATGGAAAATGGGGTAAGTAATTTGCCAGATAAATTAAAAGTTAGTTATTCACAATATTCTATGTGGTCTCAATGTCCTCATAGATGGAAATTAAATTACATTGATAGAATGTCTACCTTTACTGATAATATTCATACTTTATTTGGTACATCTATGCATGAAGTTATGCAGTTTTGGGTTAAGACTATCTATGAGGTTTCTGCTAAAGCTGCAAATGAGTTAGATTTAAATAATATGTTGTTGGCTAAAATGAAAAAATTATATTCTGACCTTATGAAGGTAGAAGGGTCAGAGCACTTTACTACACCTGATCAATTAACAGAGTTTTGGCAAGATGGGTGTGCAATTTTAGATTTTTTAAAGAAAAGGCGTGGAGATTATTTTTCTAAAAAGGGATGGGTTTTAAAAGGTATTGAAACTGAATTGGATTATCCACTTACAGATCAAGTAGGTTTTAGAGGATTTATAGATTTGGTACTTGAAAATACGATAAATCAGAAAATTAAAATTATAGATATTAAGACTTCTACAATGGGTTGGAATAAGTGGGCTAAAACAGATAAGAACAAAACAGATCAATTGTTGTTGTATAAACAGTTTTATTCAAAACAGTTTGATATACCAATGGATAAAATTAATGTAGAATATTTTATAGTTAAAAGAAAGTTATATGAAAAAGTAGAATGGCCTCAGAAAAGGGTACAGTCTTTTATACCAGCAAATGGGACTCCATCTATTAATAAAGTTTTAAATAATTTAAGTAATTTTTTGGAAGATGGATTTGAGGGGAATACTCATAAACATAAAGATTATTTAAAAAATGCAAGTAAAAAAACTTGTAGGTTTTGTGAATTTAATCAAACTGAACATTGTGATATGGGAGTTAAATAATGGAACGTAGACACCAGAATAGAGTAACATTGCGGATGTATTTACCAGATTTTATACAAAATTTAGATAGTAATGTTGACGAATTACAAAAACTTTATAATGAAAATCATATGGCTATAACTTTATATTTGTGGTATGATAAAAATGATACTATTGATTTGGATGTTTTAAAAGAATTTATCAAAACCTGGGAATCTAAAAAATATTTTAGAACTATTATTAAAAGTAATTTTACAAATTTTTATCGTGAGTTTATATGGTTTGATATAATACCATTAAAATATAAAGATAAGAGTTCACAAGTTAGGTTTTCATTTAGTTATCACAATAGCTCTCAACTGAGTGAGGGTCTTAAACATTTTGGTGAAATTTTAAGTTTTACAAATTCTACAAGACCAAAAAAGGTACAAAAAAGGACAGATCATAGTTATAATGAAAATAGCGATAGTCGGTAGTAGGAAATACGATAATAAAATAAAAATAAAAGAGTTTATTTTCCAATGTAAAGAACAATTTGGAGATAAATTAGAAATAGTTAGTGGTGGATGTAAATATGGGGCAGATAAACATGCTAAACAGGTATCAATGGAGTTGGATTTAAGATATGTAGAATTTCCACCAGCACATTTTCCACATAATCAATATTGTGTTAGAGAAGCTTTTAATTATGGGAAACCTTATGCGGTATGGCATTATTTTGAAAGGAACGAGGAGATAGCAGACTATAGTGATATGGTTGTAGGTTTTATACCAGAGGGAGTTAAATCTAATGGAACCAACAATACATTAAAACACGCTGAAAAATTTAACAAAAAGGTTATTATTATAAATTAAGTATATATTTATATATATGTATATATGGGATAAGAAATGATTATGGATGAATTAAAATTAACATCAGTAAAAATTTTAGCAAGCCTACATAAAAGATTTAAAAGGTTTTGCTTAGAGGATGAGTTTACACTTCAAAAACTGGTTAATAGATCGTTAGATTTATATACCACAGATGGGGAGTTTAAAAAGAAAATAGATGGTTATCAAGAATTAGAAAATTCAGGAAGTATGATATGAGTAGAAAAAAGATTTTACTTTTGTCGGATGATTTGAGAATGTCATCTGGGGTTGGTTGTGTTTCGAAAGAGTTTGTTTTAGGTACTGTTGGACATTATGACTGGGTTCAGATAGGGGGAGCTATTAAACACCCAGATAAAGGTAAGGTATTTGATATGAAGGATGAGATTAAATCTCTACAACCAGAAATTGAAAATCCATACTTGATGATTTATCCAACAGATGGTTATGGTGATCAAGAATTAGTTAGGGCATTAATAAGGAGAGAAAAACCAGACGCAATTATGATTTATACAGACCCAAGATTTTGGGTTTGGTTATATCAAATGGAACATGAAATTCGGTCTAATATACCGATTTTTTATTATAATATATGGGATGATTTACCGTATCCAATGTGGAATGAACCTTATTATGAATCGTGTGATTTGATTATGAATATATCTAAACAAACTGTAAATATTGTTAATAATGTTTGGCATCAAGAACCACCTGAAGATTGGCAAGTAACTTATGTTCCGCATGGAATAAATCAAGATGTTTTTAAACCTTTACCGATAGATGATGAAGGGTATAAAAATTTTATGAAAGATAGTAAGCATCCAGTTGAAGATTATGAATTTGTAGTATTTTATAACGCTAGAAATATTCGTAGAAAATTACCAGGTGATATTGTATTGGCATTTAGTAAATTTGTAGATATGCTTCCAGAAGAAAAGAGAGATAAATGTTTGTTGTTAATGCACACAAATCCAATTGATGAGAATGGAACTGACTTGATGGCGGTAGCTGATGCCGTAGCTAAAGGAAAAAATGTAAAATTCTCTGATGGCAAAATAACACCAGCACAATTAAATTATTTATATAATTTTGCAGATGTTACATTGCTTATTTCTTCAAACGAAGGATTTGGATTAAGTACTGCGGAATCAGTAATGGCAGGTACTCCAATGATTGTGAATGTTACTGGTGGAATGCAAGACCAATGTGGATTTAGACTTGATGGTAAATTATTGACAGAAGAAGATTATGCAGAAATACATTCTTTACACGATGCGAAGAAGTGGAAAGATAATCCACGACTTACACATGGTAGTTGGACAAAACCAATATGGCCTACTAATCGCTCACTACAAGGTTCACCACCTACACCATATATTTTTGACGATAGACCAAGTTTTGAAGATGTTGCTGAAAGATTATATGAATGGTATCAGACACCAAAAGAAGATAGAGATAAGGCTGGATTAGAAGGTAGAGAGTGGATGTTGAGAGAAGATACTTGTCTTTCAGCTAAGAGAATGAGTGAGAGATTTATAGAGGATATGGATAGGTGTTTTGAGAAATGGACACCAAGAAAACAATTTAAGTTATATGAGGCATAAATGAGTGATTATAATGGTTTTAGTTTTGATTTAGAAGGTAATGGTAAGAAAATAACTAAAGATAGAGTAGATAAAGTTCTTGAATTTACAGAAGATTCTAATGAATGGAATGTAATAGGGGAAGTATTAGAGGTTGAAGATGGTAATATTATTCTTATGGGAGATAATGAGGACCCATGGAGATATAATTATGCCAATGAAGTTTTGTTTCTTATTAAAAAATTACAAGAAGAATTAGATTTTACTTTCAAGGGAGAGTTTGTGTGGATGTCAGACGACTATCAAAATAGTTATACAGATACATATACATTTGATGGTAGTGGAGATTATGAAGAAGAATTTGAAGAGGAAGAGCATGAGTGGTACGAAGATGAGTAAACCAGTATGTTTAGTTACAGCACCTGTAGCTACGAGAAGTGGATATGGAGCACATTCGAGAGATATAATACATTCACTTATTGATTTAGATTTATATGATGTAAAGATAATGCCAGTTCGGTGGGGATCAACACCACAAAATGCATTGGATGAGAATAATCCAGAAGATAAAAAAATACTGGATAGATTTTTACCAGAACCTACTTTACCAGATCAACCAGAATTACATATTCATATTGTAGTTCCAAATGAATTTCAGACATGGGGAAAATATAATATAGGTATAACTGCAGGAGCGGAATTTACCGCAGTAAGACCTGAATGGATAGAAGGATTAAATAGGATGGATTTAAATATAGTACCATCTGAATTTACTAAGGAAGGGATTGTTTCAACTAAATTTGATAAGTCTAATGAACAAACTAAAGAAAAAGTTGGTGAATTAACAAATGAAAAACCAATAGAAGTTTTGTTTGAGGGTTATAATGAAAATATTTATGGAAAAGTTACCTCTGATGATTTATTAAACGAGGAATTATCAAAAATTAAGGAAAATTTTTGTTATTTTTTCACAGGACATTGGCTGCAAGGTAATTTGGGTAATGATAGAAAAGATGTTGGAGCTATGATTAAGATATTTTATGAAGCTTTTGGTAGAAAGTTAAATAAACCAGCTTTAATTTTGAAAACTACTGGTGCTACTCCATCAGTACTTGATAGGTATGAGATTTTAGGTAAAATTGAACAAATTAAAAAACAATTTCCAGGACAGAAGTTACCACCAGTGTATTTATTACATGGAGATTTGACAGATGATCAGATGAATTCATTATATAACCATCCGAAAGTAAAAGCTATGGTTATGCTTACACACGGGGAGGGATTTGGAAGACCTATTTTAGAATTTTCAACTACTGGTAAGCCTATGTTGGTTAGTAATTGGAGTGGTCATTTGGATTTCCTTAAAAAAGATGCAGTTACTTTAATTAAAGGAAGATTAACAGAAGTTCCAAGAGATGCATTTCCAGATAATATACTTCAAGAAGGAGCTCGATGGTTTACTTGTGATTATGGTACGGTTAAACGAGAGTTGATTAATTGTCATAAACAGTTTAAAAAATATAGTAAAAAATCACAAAGACAGAAAATATATGCTAGAAATTTTACTAGACAGAAAATGACAGAAAAATTAGGAATGATTCTTGATAAATACGTTCCTGAATTTCCAAAGGCAGTTACTATGAATTTACCTAAACTTAAAAAGGTGGATGGTACAACCATGGCTACAGAACCAACTCAAATAAAACTTCCAAAGCTAAAAAAGGTGTAATATGGAAAATAAAATAACTTGTCCAATGTGTTCCGCTGAAAAAATGTGTATAGAAGAAACTCAAGCTGGAAATTCTTCATCATATATATGTTTTAGGTGTGGATATATGTCAGATAGTAGAATGACTGAAGATTCAGAATTTATGGAAAATCATTTAAAAAATACTCCACAAATAGTTATAGAATTAAAACAATATGATATAGAAAGGTCAATTTATTGGTATCCTACCGTAATAAATGTACCAGATAAAGGAGTTATATTTCCAAAAGAAGAAGTTGATACTTATAGATGGACAGCAGCTAAATATATTGAATCTAAAAAAGAAGGATATGAAGTTGAATTAGATATGGATAACGCAAAAGAATATAATGCTACTAATTTCTATAATGCTTTACAATATATAGGAGTAGTAGTAGAGGGAGATACTGTTGAAAGTAATCACGCAATGGCCTAGAGTAAAATCTGGAGATATAATTTCATTTAAATATAAGAATGAACGTAGTGGTAGAACTTTGACACATTCTATTTTAGTATTGGCTAAAGATATAAAAGTACCAACTAAATCAGGTGATAAAAGATTTTTGATTGGATTAAAAATAGAAGAAAGCAATAGACCAGTAGTTCCTAAAGATACTATTGAAAAGTTTTTGTTTGAGGTGGGAGAGATTAAATTAGTAGACCCAATAAATAAAATTTATGGGTTGGACATGGAAACAAAAGGTAGTGTGGGAGAAGTACAACTGAAAAGGTTATGGAGAGATTTAAAACCTTTAAATAGATCTAATAATCTATATAGAACTTATGATTATTTGAAAGCTAGAAAAGCGGCAGTTTATAAAGAACCAATAAAATTATCAAATACAGTAAAGGAAGCGTTAGAAGAAAAGTTTAAATATGAAAGTTAGTTACGCAATTACAGTATGTAATGAAGAAGAAGAGTTACAAAAATTAGTTACATTTTTATTAAAACACAAAGAGTTACAAGACGAAATAGTAATTACATATGATTCTAAAAATGGTTCTAAAGGAGTTGAGGAATATCTAAGAAGTCATTCAGTTAATGGAGAATTTAGTTGGCATCCATTTGAGTTTGAAGGAAACTTTTCAGATTTAAAAAATCATACCAAGAAAATGAGTGGTGGAGATTATATACTACATTTAGATGCAGATGAAATTCCACACGAAATATTAATGGAACAAATACATACTATATTGGAAATGAATGATGTTGATTTGGTTTGGATACCAAGAGTAAATACAGTAGAAGGTTTGACAGAGGAGTGGGTACAAAAGTGGGGTTGGAGAGTTACAGAAAAAGGTTGGGTGAATTATCCAGATTATCAAGCAAGAATATTTAGAAATAGTGATGAAATACATTGGGTAGGTAAAGTACATGAAAGAATAAATGGTTGTAAGACTTATTCACATTTACCACCACACGAAGAATTATCTTTATATCACCCAAAGACAATTGACAAACAAGTGAAACAGAATGAGTTATATGAAGGGTTGATGAAATGAAAACATATGTTATAGCAGAGATTGGTATAAATCACAATGGAGATATGAATGCAGCTAAACTATTAATAGATATTGCATCAGTCGCAGGATG